TCCCACCCCCCCCCCCCTTCTTCTGTAAATTAACTTTGCGAAACGGTGAGGTTGTTGATATCGAGGGTAGTGGAGAACTTACAAGAGCAATGATAAGCGGTTACAGCGCAACTTGTGTCAGTGTTGAAGTTGGTACACTTTGCACAAGTATTGGTGCGGTGGCTTTCGGTTATTGTTCTAGTTTATCAAGCATAACAATACCAAATGGTATTACAAACATTGGTAATAGTGCTTTCCTTCAATGTACTGGTTTATCAAGTATAACAATTCCGGACAGTGTTACAAGCATTGGTAATAATGTTTTCGCTAGTTGTTCTAATTTATCAAGCATAACAATACCAAGTGGTGTTACAAACATTGATAATAATGTTTTCGCTTATTGTTCTAGTTTATCAAGTATAACAATTCCGGACAGCGTTACAATCATTGGTAATTATACTTTCAGTGGTTGTCGTAGTTTATCAAGTATAAACATTCCAAGTGGTGTTACAAACATTGGTCAAAATGCCTTCAATGGTTGTTCTAGTTTATCAGCAATAACTTCACTTGCAGCAACAGCACCAACAATAGCAAATACTACTTTCGGCAATGTCGGGTCCGATGGTACTCTCTATGTTCCACAAGGTAGCAGCGGCTATGACGTTTGGATGGGAAGTGGTGATTATTACTTAGGTAAGTATGGTTGGACCAAGGTTGAACAATAACAATAAAAAACGGCAGCACTTAATTGTGTTGCCGTTCTCATTTTCTGTGATTTAAATTCAATGATACTTATCCTTAACGTCATTTGCTATCTTAAAACTTAAAATGTTGCTGTATGTCATAGAGTTCATTCCATACTTGACCTTAATGTCAACATAATACTTCTGAGGTATTAGAATGCTTGTGTCCAACAAATAAAAATTATCATAAAACGTCTTGTTTACCTTATCCCAAGAAATTACGTCAATCTCGCTTATTCCATCCTTTACATACAATCTGATATAAATCTCGTCAATTAATCTTATCGTGTTCGTTGAGTAGGTCTCAACGGTTAATATCGAAAGTTTTCTGACATCACCCCTAAGAATTTCTTCGTTTTCCTTTATTCCGCCTATTGACGGGGTGAACGTAACGTCGGATGTCTCCAATGAGTTGCCGATATTAAAGAAATTCGGTGTGTCCTTTAATACAAAATCCAATTCCGACGGCTCAAGTTCAACGCCTTGGTACGAGAGTCCGTCCCACGTGTCATAGAGCATTGTGTTTGGTTCAAAATCCTTTTTCTGTAAAAGCAAGTCTATGTAATATACGCCCCTTGAGAACCTTTTTGCCTCGATGTCCTTGAGTTCTTCACCGTCCGAACCCTTAACTATTTCGTCATTGGAGTCCGTTATGGTTACCTTTGGTAGATTATCCAAGTCATCCAAATGGTCCCCTATTGTACAATACAAATAGAGTTTGTTCCTTTTGTTCAACACGAAATTGCTGCGGTCATCCGATATGACATCATCGTATCTTGTTTCAACGAACGGTTCAAAGAACGTATTTGTCTTGTCCGTCAACAGTGATACGTATTGTTCGTATTCATCGTCGGTTGATTCCAACAACGGAGAGAACGCTATGCCTATTCCGTTGTTTTCAAGTTCGCCGGTAATGAACTTGTTGAACGTGCTTGTGATGTCCAATGAAATATTTTCATTGCCATAGTCAAAATGTTGCCTACCTATGACTATCGACTCCTCTCCGCAAGCCCATTTGTCATATTCCTTCGACAATGTATCATTGGAATATACTCCCTCCTCGTCCCAAGGAAGGCCGTTCTCACGGTTAAACCAATTGCTCCCTTGCTCAGATATTAGCCTAGTCGGGTCAATCGGAGTCGGAGAATAATATCCCACGTTTAAGTAGGTTTTCGTATAGTCGAAACCCTTTCCCCTATCCCATGGCTTGGGTATGAGGAAGAAAATCAAGTCAAACGATGCGGCCCTAATTTTCTTGTTGTCGTTGAATAGGCTCGTGCCGCAGTCATGCAGGCTTGTATTGTCTGTTGAGCCGCCATTTGTAATGTTCAAGGTGTGTGTCATCTTGTTCATGTTCGGCATGATTCCGTTGTCTATCATTTCCTTTACCTTGTTATGGTCGAAATAGATTAAAGACCTAGATATGATGAAATCACGACCTCGAATTATCTCAGCGACCGGATTTAGGCCGGTGTTTATCTTTGAATTTGAAACAATCGTATTAAACTTGCTTATATATGTCTTAAAAATCATGTTACCTATTTTTTACATATAAATATCGCTTAAAACCAAAATAAGCCTCATTTCTGAGGCTTATTTATTTTTTAGGGCTGATTATCGACATAATCAATCAAGTCTTGAATTGTGCTGTCGGTGTTTAGACCGTGCGAGTTTGTGCCGTTTGATGACTCAAGTGCTGCAATCCTAGCCTCTAACGCTGCTATCTCTGCGTGTAATTCACTAAGTAACGCATTCTTTGACACATACAGCGCATTATCGTCTATGACGGCGATATTGTCATCGTGTACGGTGTTCAACACAAGCCTAGCCTTGAGGACATCCTCACTAGACACATTCCTTTCCTTGATGAGTTGTATTGCACCGACGTTTCCGTCCTCTGTCCTCCATTCCTCTATCAAGTCACCAACCGGAACTCTCACGTCTTCCTTCCGGCTTCCATTGACGGTATATTCGATTACAATCTCCTCGTTTGGCTTGTCATAGTATATATTGTCAATCTGAGACTTGGTCTTGAGTTCTATAGTAGAGGTTCCGTTTGTATTGGTAAAGTTCAACACATTGTTCTCCTCGTTGTATGTCAACTCTGCCTTGGCATATAAGCCGTCACCGTTCAACTTGATTATCTGTCCGTTCTCTGAACTGATATTGGCCTTTATCATAGGTGACCTAGGATGAGTATTGTCAACTGTTATGGAAGCATTGGATGAAGAAACACCGCTTACCTTGGAATCAATCTGTGAGGAGAGTATGTCAATATTGTCTTGAAGTGTCTCGTCTCTTGACTCACGTTGTGTCTTCTCTGCCGAAATTTTCCTCTCCAACTCTGCATCGGCAATTTCCCTAGATGATGTCTCTGCCTCTATGGAATTGGATATGGTTCTATCCTTTGCATCAACCTCTGACCTTGAATAGAAATCGGTTGGAATTTCTGTCTTCTTTGCAAAAATACTGTCTACGTCGGTCTTATAATATACATCAGCCGAATTTGCCTTTGTATTCAATACAAGCCTTATTGCCGCATCTTCCTCAGACCTAGTGTTGGATTCCGCTGAAATTGCATTTTCAAGAGTAATTGTCTTTCCACTCAATTGGGTATCAACCGTCTTGAGTTGATTGATTTCATTTTGAAGTTGGTTGTCGCTAGCAATCCTGCTGCTTTCCTCTGATGAAAGACTTAATGACAATGTGTTAATCTCATTATTAAGGGTCGTATCAGCAGCGCTTCTGTCATTTGCCTCAACACTTATTTGGTCTTGGAGGTTTCTGTCACTCATTTGCCTAGCGTCCCTCTCATTGTTTATCCTTGTGGCCAAATCAGAATCGGCGGATTCCCTAGTCTCTATCTCAGCATTTAAATTCCTAGTATTTTCAGTATCACCACTGATTCTAGCGGCCCTTTCAGATACGATAAGAGAATTTAGGTTCGTGTCACCGTTCTCGCGGCTTCTAGCCTCAGCATCCAAGTTTTCGTTTATCAAATCAATGCCATTGACGCTTATTCCATTGGTGGATACCGTCAAGTATGATTCAGAAGAAGGTGAAACCTTCACTCTAACCTCACCCGCGTTATTGACAACGAGGCCATCCTTGAATTCTGCTTGAACCAAGAATTCGGACATATTCACATATTCTACCTTTTCCGTACCGTCCTCCAAAGTGTACGTAAACTTCAAGAACTGACCGGTAACACCGTCATGTGAATAAACCAATTCAACGTTCTTGAGTGAAGAATCCTTATAAATGTTTATTCTGTCACCAAGAACTTCACCAAGGGTGTTCTTAAGTTCAAATGCCTCCTTGACATTTGTAGGCAATGACGTTGTAACCTTATGGATTGCAACCTTGTTATTGTTAATCTTGGTGTCGAGTTCAAGGTCTTTTTCCGCCCTTGCTTGCGATTCATTCGTCAATGCCGACAGAATTTCAGAATCCTTTGCCATTCTCTCTGCCCTTTCAGTGTTGACTGAAGCAGAAATGACAGTATCTGCGGAAGAGCGATACATTGCCTCCCTCTCTATTTCTTGCCTCAATGCCTCGTCTGCATTTTCCCTCTCTCTTTCTTCACCGCTTATAAGACCTTCAATCCTGCCGTCCTCTCTGCTTCTTTCAATCTTTTCCTCCTCTAATGCGGAATTGATTTCACTGTCGGCACTGATTCTTTCGTTCTTCTCTGCAAGTATTGCGTCGTTGAGTTCATTCTCCAAGGCACTTATACTTTCCTCTCTTTCGCCCTTCTCCTCATTGATTTTGTCTTCAAGTTGAGAGTCAGCGTCTTGTCTCTCTGAGGCTTCCGAGTCAATTCTCTGACCCAATGCGTTGTCACCATCTTCACGGGCTTGAATCTCTTCATCAAGTCTTCCGTTCAATGCAGTATCTCCGCTTTCGCGTTGAGCCTTTTCCTCTGCAAGTGCGTCAGAGAGTGCGTTGTCGGCTTCCTCCCTTGCGTTCTTTTCTTCCGTGTCTGCGCTTGTTCTGTTTTGAATTTCCTCATTGAGTGCATCACGGAGGTCATTATCACCTTGTTCTCTGTTTTCAATCTCTTGGTTGAGGAGTTCAAGTATTGTTTCACCGCTAGGCGTAATGCTACTGATGGCTTCCCATATCCTACCTTCCTCTTCAACTCTTTCGTCCTTTTCTTGAGAAATCTTTGCGTCCAATTCATCGTCGCTCTGCTCACGTTGAACAGCCTCTTCATCGATTAAATCGATAATGTCTTGGTCTGCTTCCTCCCTTTCATTCTTCTCTGTTTCAATGTCTTGGGTTAACCCGGACACATCTTCAGTCAACGAGGATATGCTTTCGTTGATTCCACTTATTTCATCCCAAATCTCACCATCTGCCTCAACTCTCTCAGATGCTTCCTCATTTACCATGTCGGACAAGTCTGAAACCAAGTCCTCCAACGATACTCTGATAGGTTCTTCCCCACCCTCGAAGGTGATTATAACCTCCTTGGTCTCATCGTCATAGGTTATCGATTCTATTGCATAAGGATAGTCAACAGAAGCAACCTCTCCCATGTGTGAATTGAAGAACTTATATTTATTATCACCCTTGCTTACGTAGTAGAATGCTTTATTGAGAATATCTTCTATTTTCTCTTCACTTCCACCACCTCCGCCACTTATTCCACTAATGGCTTCACAAATCATAGACGGTTCACTAGAAAACTTGTTTTCTTCTATATAACCGTAAGGCTGTAAAATTCTATTTCTGTTACCCATAATTTTCTTAATATTTATTTACAATAAATATCTACTTATTGTCAAAAAATCACAAAAAAACTTAAATTTATGATTGCATTTTTCTGCAATTATAAATTTAAAATATAAAATATATTTTAAATAAAATATAAATATTTTAAATAAAATATCTATATTTTATTTAAAATATCTATTTATTTATAATATATTTATAGATATATTATATTTTTCAAAATAATATATCTATAAAATTATGTTTTTTTATAGATTTTTTTTGTTTTTTTAACATTTTTTATATATCTTTGCAAAAAAGAGAAAAAATTATGATTACAGAAGAAGTTAAAGAAAAAAATTTAAATTTATTTTTTCAAAAATTATCACAATTGGGTGTAGATGTTGATGAATTAAAGGAAAAGTTTTCAACACAATTAAAAAATGGCAGTTTTACTGTTTCAAACGAGTTTGGAAACGCCTATGAAGGTTCATTATTGGAAATTATCCTAAAAACCTTAACACCCTATGCCGTTAAAGTCAATGAATTACTTCCGGAGGAAGTTAAAGTTGACAAAAACACACTAGTTAAGGTTTGCTTATTGCATCAGATAGCAAAAGCAGTAAGACTCATTCCAAACGATAACCAATGGGAGATTGAAAAGAGAATGTTGTCATACAAGTATGACAATTCATTGCCCTCAATACGAACCGGACTCCATTCACTCATAATTTGTGAAAATTGTGGAATAAAATTCACTGAAAGTGAAGCAGAGGCAATGACAATCAACGACCGCGACCTAACGGACGAGCAGTCTAGATGGCATTCTAGCGTAATGGCTTCAATCGTGAGACAAGCGAGTGAACTAACTTATTTGACAATCAACAAAAATAAATAATTATGGGTTTAATCAAGGATAAGATATTCTATACATACAACGATGTGACGATACTTCCGGCAGTTTCTAGCACAATATGCCATAGGAACGAGTGTAATCCGTTCAATGAGGATAATATGCTGCCGTTGTTTACCGCTCCGATGAACACAGTCGTGGATGAAAGAAACTTTTTGCTCTTTGAGGATGAAAAGATTAATTCAATACTTCCAAGAACAGTTGAACTCGGAAGCAGGATACACAATTCAACACTAGGTGGTTGGTCGGCGTATTCCCTTTCTGAGTTCCAAAATGTGTTCTGTGACAAGAAGAACCTAATCCGTCCAACAGACAAGATGAAGGTTCTGATTGATGTTGCAAACGGCCATATGGGGTGCTTGTTTGATTTAGCCAAGGAAGCAAAGGCGATGTATGGCGATGACCTAATACTCATGGGCGGCAATATCGCCAACCCGGAAACATACGCAGAATATGCAAAAAGCGGATTCCAATATGTCCGTTGCGGTATAGGTGGCGGTTGTGGATGCCTCAGCACTTCAAATACCGGAATACATATGCCAATGGCTTCGTTGATAGACAGCATATATGAGTTCAAAAAGAGTATTGCACAAAAATGGGAGTGTGACGAGAATACCCTGCCAAAGATTATTGCTGACGGAGGAATTAGGAACTATTCCGACATTATAAAGGCGTTGGCATTGGGTGCAGACTACGTAATGGTCGGCAGTGTCTTTGCGAAAATGATAGAGTCGGCAGCGCCTAAGACATGGAACGGGGTCGACCACAACATTAGGGTTCCAAGTAGTATGCCAATGGCCACGAAATTCAGTGATTTCACCGATATAAGACAGACTGAGAATGGGACCTGGGAAGGCAAATTGAACGGAAACAGAGTGTTCCTAGGCAGTGTAAAGGCGGTATTCTACGGTATGGCATCAAGGGAAGGACAGATTGCATTGAACGGTTCAAAGACAAAGACAAGTGAAGGTCTGAAAAAAACATTGGATGTTGAGTATTCAATGAAGACATGGGTTGAAAACTTTACTGACTATCTGCGCTCTGCAATGTCATATACAAACAGCGCAACTTTAAATCAATTTAAGGAGCAAGCAAATGTCATAATAAATTCACAGAATGCCGTAAACGCGGTAAACAAGTAAGAAACAAAACTTAAAACCTCAAGAAATTTCTTGAGGTTTTTTTAATTTAAAGTTAAACTATCTATTTATTTTATGTTTCATTTTTTTATTTTTTATAAAAAGATATAGAAATGGAAAATAAGATTACTGTTGCGTTTGTTTCTAGAAAGGAAACAGAATTAAATGAAAGTTTCATAAAGCATATTAAATCAACTTGCGGTTGTGACATACACGTCATATCAGTCTATAATCCGAACGGAATATCATTGTCAAAGATATATGCAGACCTTGTTGACAATGAGGACATTGATACAAATATTATCGTATTGATTCACGATGACATTGAGTTCCTAAGGAACGGGTGGGGAACAGAAATTCTAAGGCTTTTCAATGAACATGAAGAGTATGGCATCATAGGTGTTGCCGGTTCTGCGCAGTTTGACGAGAATGCTGCTTGGTGGAACTATGAAAAGAAATTCGGTCAAGTGTTGCACAGAAACGAAGGAAAGTCTTGGCTTACGACATTTTCACCACTATTGGACAAGGACTTGCAAGATGTTGCCGTAGTGGATGGCTTATTCATTGCACTGCACAAGCAAAGAATCGCAGAAAACTTTAGCAGAGAATTGGATGGATTCGATTTCTACGACATATATTTCAGTCTCGCTAATTTACTAGCAAAGAAATGTAAAATCGGTGTGACCACCAATATAAGGTTGGCGCACAACTCAATCGGAAAGTTAAAGGATTCTTGGTATAAAAACAGAGACATAATAAATGAAAAGTTTAAAAAGTATTTCCCAATAGATGTTTTAAAGAATGGAAGCCACTAAAAAACAAAAGTTCAAATTGAAGAATGGATAATATGAAAAAAAACTTAAATGATTTACCCTTGGAGGAACTGCACAGCCTTTATGGAATGGTCTCAGAAATATGTGCAGAATATGTGAAGATGACCGATAACTATTCCTTGGCAACCGGTGACAAGAACTTTGAAAAGGTACCGGAGGAAATTGATGGCATGATTAAGAACCGGCAGAAATTCGTGTCATATAAGATTAAACTGCAAAGCGTCTTAATTAATAAAATAACGGATGAAATGAGCAAATATGAATAAAATAAAAAGATTTTTCCTCAATATATTCTATGGGTTGCCTTTTGGTCTAAAGGGTGCAAACGCAGAACTTACCGGGGGTATAACAAACGATGACAACGGCATTGAACTCAACCAAGAGGTGTCCGATGAAAGAGTTGCAAAGCACTTGCTGAAGGGTGAAGTCACACAAGAGGTTGAAGAATTAAGATATAGGACATACGCCGTTGCCAACAAGTCTGAGGATTACCAATACCTTGGAAACGGGCTAAGTGTCAAGAACGAGAAGAATCCAAAGGGTGTCAGAAAGAAATACAAATTCTCACAAGACAATGAAAATATATGTCAGTCAGTGCTAAGTACATTGAAGCAAGTAGGGAGTTATGGTATTGACAAATACCGGTTTGAAATGAACTACAACTCATTCGTAAGATTCAACATTGAAAAGTATGCCACTAGGGTTGATGTCAAGATTGACGAGGATGACGGCATCGTTGAAACAACCTTGCACTTCAGCAAAGAGGCGAACCCGTATGACAAGGCATCCAAGCCATTCATAAACGAACTGATGAAACTGTTAAAGAACCAAAATGACGAGCATGAGGTCAAGCGTAATGAAATTTCATCTTCAATCAATGATTTTTCATTTGTGACATATAAGGCAAACAATGAGGATGACTTGGTTACATACAGTTTCATGAACGGTAGTAAGTTCAAGAAAATGAGGGAAACCGAACACGAAGTTCTCATGACACTATCTTGGGATGAATATATGAGAGTGCCGCTTGACTTGGAGGCCAAATACTATTCAAGGACAATGGCTGAGAAGTATGCCAAAAAAGAAAAGAAGAACAACACCATCGGAATCAATGATGTAAAGCGAAAGAGATACTGTTCTGTTTGTGGAAAGGAAATGTCAGTGTATGACGGTGACATACAAGAGGCTAGCGGTCAAGCGGTCATTTGCCAAAATTGTATGAACAAAGCAAAAATGGCTGAAAATCAAGAAGAAAAACGAGATTAGATATGGAGGATTTGGTGAAATACGGATACATACTCGATAGGTATTTGTTCAGAGTCCCACAGAAAAAAGATGAATATACAGCAATTTTTGAGGACTTTGACATAACATTTACATTTAAAAATAAGATGATTAATAAAGATAAGGCAGACAAGGTGGTTGCGTTTCTTAAGAGTATAAGATAAACCAAGTGTCATGCCGTTATCTAAAATAAAACAAGAAACTTTTATGATTACAATCGGAATAGAATTAAATCACGTCGTTAGGAATATTAACAAACAGATTGCGAAGTATTACATAAAGGAATATGCGCAAGATGTTGACTTGGATGAGGTTGATACTGACGATGACGTGTTAAAACATTTCGCAAAGTTTAATAGCAAACATGAAATGAGCACATTTATCTATGAATCTTATCCATATGAGATATTTGGGTGTGCGCAGACAATGGAAAGGGGATTATCGATTGATATAACCAATTGGTTGACAGATATTTCAAATATTGAAGACAAGGATATCAGAATCATGTTTTACAGCCTACATGAAGAGGCGTTGACAATTCAGTCCACATACTTCTTCCTAAGCAAGATAGGTACGAGGGTCAGAAAGGTGGTGTTTCCGCAAAACGTGGAAGAACTTTGGGATGAATGTGACGTTATTATTACGGCAAACAATGAGATTTTTGAACACGAGGTCCCAAATGGTAAGAAGGTGATTCTAATTAACAGACCATTTAACGCGGATGTCAAGGACAAGGCATTCTTGAACTATGATAAGTTAACTGATATAATAAATGATGATAATTTCTTTGAAGTGATTAGCCATGAATGATACACCGTTTATTTTCGATATGAACAAGATTACCAATTTTATATTTGGTAATCCAAACGAAAGAACTAGTGATGTTGAAATCACCGAGAATTACATATATGACTCTGAGAGTGGTCAGATGGTGCCGGAAATGAAGGAAGTAAAGGAAGTTAAGGTAAATGACTATTCCAACCAAAGTACCATCAGATATGATATGGTGAAAATGTTCATTGAAATTCTCAATGATGTTGAGGATGCCAACGTAATGACCATGGGACAAAATCTTACCTACAACACAATGCAAGCATATGGCTTCATTAAGGGCGTAAAGAATGAATAGTTTAATTTTTTTTAGAATATGAATGAAAAGGATTTGAAGATTATTGAGAACATTGAAAATGAAATCTCAAAGATAAACAAGAAAGAGAATAGAATACTATTCTTCGTGTTAGATACCAAGGGAACGCCGTCCGGGTCTCTCGAATACATTTACAACTTGGCGTTAATTTTAAAGGAGGAGGGATATAATGTCGGTATGCTGCACACTGAGGATGATTTTGTCGGAGTCGGTTCGTGGTTGGACGAAAGATACAGCAACCTTCCGCATTATAACGTTAACAAGGATGAAATAGGAACCTCACCTTCTGATATTTTATTTATTCCGGAGATTTTCTCACAAGTCATGAATCAGACCAAGAATCTTCCTTGTAAGAGAATTGCGATTTTGCAGAACTATGACTATTTGGTTGAACAAATGCCATATGTTGCACAGTGGGGCGATTTCGGGATAATGGAGGCAATCACCAATTCTGAATATCAAAAGAGGGAACTTAACAACGTGTTTCCGTATGTTAAAGTTACAAAGGTTTCTCCGTTTATTTCCAAGATATTCGGTAAGACTAACGAGCCAAGGAAAATGATTGTCAACATCATTGCCAAGGACCAATCCGACATTAAGAGAATCGTCAAGCCGTTCTATTGGAAATATCCGATGTTCAAGTGGGTTTCGTTCAAGGAACTTAGGAATCTGTCCAAGGAACAGTTCTCAAACGCGCTCAGAGAGGCTGCAATTACCATTGTGGTAGATAGTGACGCTAGCGTGTCTTATAGCGCGTTAGAGGCCATCAAGAGCGGTTCAATTACAATGTGCAAGGTAACTGACACTGAATTGGATTGGGCAACGGATGAGAACGGAAATCTCACGAATGCTTGCATATGGTTTAATGACTTCGATACACTCCATAAGCAATTGGCAAGTGTCGTTCGTTCTTGGATTACTGACAACATCCCTACCGTATTGGAGGATGAGGGCAAGAAGGTTTGTTCCAAGTTTGACTATGAGAAGACAAAGGGAGAGTTTATAACGTATGTGAGTGACACGTTAGAAAGAAGGGCCAACGAAATGAAGGAGTTAATAACCCAAGTCAAGGCTAAAAATAATTCGGAAAACGAAAATAAGTAAATTTGTTGGATATATATGAAAAATTTGACAGTTATAATACCAATGCATGAATTTGGTGAAGAAAATATTAAATTATTGAATAATGCCGTCAATTCAGTTCCGAATGACATTAATGTTGTGTTATCAATTCCTAGTGGTACTAGCAAGAAGGAACTAAATGGCATCAGTGATAGGTTGGAAGTTATTTCGAAGAGTGATGGGAGTAGTTTTTGTGAATTGGTGAACTCTGCCGTGGAGTCAATTGAAGATAAGTGGTTTTCAATTCTTGAGTTTGATGATACGTATGCCGCAAAGTGGTTTGACAATTTTGAAAAATATTCTGAGTTTACACCGGAAGTGAGCGTGTTTATGCCGCTTGAAGACATTACCGACTTTAACAACGATAGATATATAGGTTTCGGAAATTCTGAAGCATGGGCTAGTGCCTTTTCGAATGAAATAGGCTATATTGACAATGATTGTCTTCAGAATTATTTTGACTTTTATCTCACCGGAAGTATTTTCAATAAGGATGATTGGAATGAGGTTGGCGGACTTAAGCCGCAAATTAAAATAACATTTTGGTACGAATGGATGCTAAGACTAACTAATAAGGGCAAAAAGGTTTACGTAATCCCAAAGGTTGGGTACAATCATAGGTTAGGGCGAAAGGGTTCTCTTGTTGAGATTTATAAGGAAACGGTCGGGAGCGACGAAACCCAATGGCTATTTGAATTGGCTAAGAGAGAAAGTCTGTTCCACCCAAGCATAGAGAGGGAACCGTCAAAGTTTATATTTAAGAAGGACGAGAAAGATGAGGAATAATTTTTATTAAAATAAATGTATAGATGTCACAAGATACTCAACCAACTGATACTAATACAGTAGAAGAAAAACCAAAGAAAAAGAGGGGTAGGAAACCAAATCCTAACAAAAAGAACTATTATTTCTCAGTATCGCAAGAGCAAGGTGTTGTGGATTATATTTCTACGGACGATGAAGAAGAAAAGAATAGAATTTTTGACACGGTATTGAAGCAACCCTTCACGAAGATGATTGACTCCATAATCAGAAGATATAATCTATATGTACCGGATGAGGAGTTCCAAGAAACGTTTAATGACACCATATCATTCCTAATGACGAAACTCTCTTGTTTTGACCCAAGTACGAACTATAAGGCATTCTCATATTGTGGAACAATATGTAAGAATTACTTAATCTACCGGATTAACCAACATTCAAAGACACAAAAGAGGAATGTTTCATATGATAACCCGTTTGATACGGTTCAAAATGATATATCCGACAATATAAACTACTCATATGATGACAATGACCCTAGGAATAATTTCTTGAGTGAACTGACCGGCGCAACAGTCAAGAATATTGAAAAGATAATATCTGAAAGGGACAAGTTCAAACTGACAGACAATGAAGTTAAGGTCGGTAGTGCCTTGATTAATCTGATGGAGAATTGGGACGAACTATTTGCCCAAATGGGTAGTAACAAGTTTAACAAGAGTTCAATCCTCTTATTCCTTAAGGAAACAACAATGCTAAGTACGAAGGAGATAAGGGATGCAATGAAAGTTTTCAAAAAGAAATACTACGAAGTCAAGGATAAATTGGTAAATGAGTAATTTTTTGGGTACGTTTTTAAAAACGTACCCTTAAATATTTATAGGTGAAAAAAATTTTTATTAAATGGCTACAGTGAATAATTTTAAGATAGAATTAAATAACCCGCAGAACATAAGAGACTTGTTACAAGGGGTTTATACTCTCGCTGATGAGCAAATCAAGCAAGCGCAGAATGAAATCAATAAACTTTCAGTGGCAACGCAGTTACAAGATGAGCCGATGGAAGCACGTGGAAAATATGCAAAGGCAATCAATGACTATTTGGGAATCAAGGATAAGGCCATCGCAAAGAAAATAGACATTGCAAAGATTCTTACCGAAATATATAAGAGCAACGGTGATGTCGTAGGTGCCCTAAGTAATGCATCATCAAAGGAAATGACCTTTGACTTCGATGACATTAAGAAAATGGTGGATGATTCATTACAAGAAAAAACTAAGAAGATTGAAATTCGTAAATAATGGCTAGTGTTAGGAAGTCACAAGAAGAGGCGTTGGCGTATATTGATACGGCTGAAGCACTCATAAGTAAAGTTGTCGGTGTGTTGGACGCTTCAAATGTCTCATCGAACATTTCAATGAATTTTTCAATTAACCCGGTAAGGTTTCTGATAGACCTTCTGAGTCATTTAAGATTCAGTACCGAGGATATTGAGAATTACATTGTTGCTATGCTTACCGGATATGTCCAAATCGCCGAAATGAGTGTCAAGGCTTTGATTCTCACTAGTCTCAAGAACATGATTTCTTGTTCAATCGACCCTAGAATACCGGAACAATACAGAAAAAGGCATGTTAAGTTCGATGATTCTGACACTAGGCAGACTTATGGTATTGACATTGACATTGAATCAATTGACTTCATAGACAAACTTTCAGTGAACCCGTTGGATGTGTATGGTAAGAGACTATATTTCGGCACTGAAAACGTATTTAACTCATATGCATTCGCTAGGGCTGATGACATGGATGCATTCTTGTGGTTTGTAATACACAAGGGAAAGTTTCCGAATTCATCCAAGATAAACGATATGGATGACTTGAAGGGAATGTTGGGTGCATCATCATTGAACCCTCATGACAGTACGTTATTATCTAGCCTAGAGGTGATATACAACTCAAACAACGACGAAGAGTCCAAAATATTGCCCGGCAACACTTTTGTATATAATGGCGGATATGTGGTTTCAATGTGTTTGGACCATAAGGTCAATAATGAAATGAAAATCATCAGTGACAGATTGGTGCCGGTATCAGATGATTGGCACTCAGTGAATTGGTATAAGAGAAATTATTTTGAAAGAATAAGAAACCAATTGAGTGAACCAATAAGAAGAATAAACAAAAATCCCAATGAATATTCCGTGCCTAGGGATTATTCAAAAGAAAAACCTATATTCAATCTACAGTATATTGACCAAATGTCCAATGACGCGGACTTTAACGGGTTGGTAAACAATAGGTTCCGTTTTACAATATTGCCAAGACCGTTGGTTCACATCCCAAATATATCGAGTGGAGAACCACCTTGGAGATTCAAGAAAATGCTCTTCAATGACAAGGGTGAATATGACCCTAACGGTAAATATACCTTGAACAATAATACTGATAGTGCTGATTTATCTTATTTAGATGGCAATGTCATAATAAACCCAAGAAACGGAAACGTCACGGTTGGAGATAAAAATGAGGTCATAAAAAATTTAATTGAGTGTTATCCGGGTTTGACCTTGTTTGAATTCAATTATGATTACCTTACTAGTGTGAAGTTATTTGATGCAAGGTCATTATTGTATGAACTGTTCAGCACAATATTTAATACCAACATAAGCGTGACCTTCAAGCACCGTGAAGAAACAGATGAAATCAAGACGATAATCAAGTCAATCATTGAAAGTGACGATTCTGAATTAAATGACTGTTATTATTCATTTGACAGTTCCAAATATGCCCCTCTCTTGAAAAAGGCAGAAGAGGAAAGGGCAAAGAAAAACAAGATATGTGCCGACGGTGAAGAAGGCGGTTTATTTGATTCAGTCGATGAGATATTGTCCGAATATGAACCCGATGCTAAATTGCATGAACAACAGACAATTCTAAGGAGGGCCATCAGACAAGCATCTGTGATTATAACGGAAGGTGTTGATGAAAGAAACAAGGTTGACATTCAATATAATTTCCTATTGGATTTAATTGAAAATCTTACAACCGCAATAGTGAATGCAATCATGACCCCTAAAGTGCTTATGCTTCTAGAGGTAAATAAGCAGATGATGGGAAATTCACTCAGCAACTTTACGAACTCACAGTCACTGAAGGAGTTGGGCAAGAAATCGTTCCATGAACTTATTCGTCAATTCTCTGACATAATCAAAGGTATCGTTAAAGAGGTTAGGGACTTGGTTCTCCAAGAACTACAGAAACTAGTATTGAAGGGTTTGGAACCAATCGTGGAAACAATCGAGTCGATAATACTAAGGGAACAACTTGAAACCTATTCTGACATTATCTTGGATTTGATAAGAAACTATCCACGCGGTCTATCAATGTTTAGGAGTACGTTAATTGACACTCAGTTGGATAACGTGGACTATGCCGACATTGATGTCGGAAATGAAAATAATAACGATGGGGAAACTCCGTCAACAAATAAGTGCTGAATAAAATGAGTGTAAGGACAATCTGTAATACCATAGTTAACTTCTTTAAAAAGATAAGGCCACCGTTTAAGCAGTTGCCTAGAACTTTGCTAGTGTGTTCAATGATTCGCCGTCCGGGGCTTTCGGTGACACAATCAACCGCAAACATTGTAAAGGATTTAAACGGATACGGCATACCCACCAATTCAATGCCGGACGGAAGTGATAATCTTACAGTTGCGTTTGTGTATTCCATCGTAGATGAGGTGTTTAGGGCATTAAGAAAGGATGCGGCGGTACAACTAGGCATGCAGCCGGGTTCCCTTACCGTTACGGCGTTCGGTGCAAATGCCGGAGGACCAATAACAGTTATCGGTACAACCACTTCGTGTGGAACCGGTCAAGGATGTATCGTTTAAAAAATGTAAAAAAGAAAATCAAAAAGTTATGGCATTTGATAGAAATACAGATTTCTCTAGAATGACAAATTCGGAAATCAACATCAAGATTATGGGTTATAATAATGAATATGATGTCAGAAAGACAAAGATACTAGATTTGATAAGCGAGTTAGAAGACTTGGATTATCTCTACAATAAGGCAAAAAAAGAATTAGATAACAGAGGAATTTTAAGCAATGAGTGATTTTAGGTTTGAAATAGGTGTCGTTGTGGATATTGAAAACGTCAATTCAAAATTCATTGATGATGACGAACACAAGTTGGATAGACCATTCGACGGTATGAGGGTAAGGGCAAAAATATTTGGGAAAGACAACTCAAATAATCCAAAGGACATACCTTGGTCTTTTCCGTTGTTGCCGAAAATAATACAGAGCATACCAAAGGTGGATGAAACGGTATTGGTCTTATATGATGCTGAATCAAACGGTCAGAGATATTATATAGGGCCGATAATCTCACAGCCTCAGTTCAACACGAAATGCGGTAACCCGAAGGATGCAACATCCTTGTTAAAGGAGCCGTACCACAACAATCCGTTGGAGAGTATTTCAAAGGAAGATGCTACAATTGGCGCATTTCCGAAACAAACGGATGTTGCAATCATAGGAAGGGGTTCCGAGGATATATTGATGCGATATAACACAAAGAGAAACGGAATTGAGGTAAAGGAGAGTGAGATACAACTACGCGCCGGAATACGCAAGGAAGCGGATGGAACGGACAAGCCGAATATGATTGGCAATATTATCTTCAATAATCTTGACCCGGCATACATTCAGTTGAAATACAAGAACAAGTTGGCCAAGAAGGCGAACAATGAAGCCAACAGCATCATAAATATGGTTGCTGACAGAATTAACATAATGAGCAACAAGGACGATTCAATATCGGATAATATCCATGACAAGGACTCAATGATTAAGGATGAAAAAATGGATGAAATAATGAACAGCCTACACCAAGTCCCAATGGGTGACAAATTGGTTGAGTTATTGGAAATAATGAAGGGCTGCATTATGCACCACGTTCATCCTTGGAACGGTCTTGAACAGTGTGGCGATTGGGGTGGTTATATTAACAAGTTGGATGGGTATGACATCAACTCAATCCTATCAAAATATGTAAGAATATCATAAAAAACAAAAATGGGCGAATCTATCTGATTCGCCCGTATGTTTGATAAATTAATTGGTTTAATCTGCTTGAATACCCATTTCCCCCAAAGCCTTCTTAACCGCTTTTGGTAATACGCCACAGCCATCAAAATCAACAACCCATCCGTCTTCAATCCAAATTCCACCTTCTACGTAGGTGTTTTCTTCATCACCTTCAACCCAAGATTCAAATCCACAATAAAGTTCTTTTGTCCCATTGGTATGTTTGAGAGGTCCAGGATTTTCTATTGAGACGTGATACACTTTTCCGCTATCTTTTCCATGATATGCTTTCTCTATTCTATCATTATTACTTTCTTTCAACACTCTCTTAACAGACTCTTTCACGATTCTGTGAAGGTCTCCTTCTGTTAATCTAATTCTTTTCTTCATATTGTTTTTATGTATTTATTTCGTTATTTTTAAATAAATATTATGAACTTTTAAATAATCTTCAATAGTTAATATTATTTTTTTTTTTACCCATTAAATTCACTAGCATCAACGTTATATCCTTCCCAAGTAATCCACAGTCTTCGCCCCCAAAGGCTATGAGCATTTGCATATCCTTCGTTGATTGCATTTAAAACAAAGTATTCAGAGTGTTCCTCTGTGACTTGTATCATAATATAATCACCTTTTTTTGCCTCGACACCAAGTTCCTTCAATGTCTCCGGATACACACCAACCGTTATTTTTCCGGGTTTCATATAGGTACCCAAGTTCTTCTCCTTGTCATATGCCATCAGTTCCGGCTCATCTATTCTATAGACGCAAGGAATCTCAACCGGAATTTTATATTTCACCCCGTTTGAATTTGTTTCACCGTATACCGAGTCAGACTGTGTCTTTGAAGCGTCAACTTGGTACAGTACAACGGTCTGTCCCATGTCTTGTTCAACATAGTTCTTACCAACCTCCCTTTCAAAGGCGAATGATGCCTCATCATAGAATAGGTTGTTTCTATGTATCGGGACTCTTCTAGTCGATTTATTATTGAATTGTATGGTTGCCATAATTTTTTTTATGTAAAATTTTACACCCATAAATATTGATTTTTAATAATTTTATATTATTTTTTATATATAAAAAATAATATTAATGGCTAATTCATTAGAAAAAATAGGTGACGCACATAAGTTTTTAAAAGAATACAACGGAATAAACTCATATATTAGAAACCTTAAGAATTCAGTGTTTGTATATAAGACAAAGTCATTAAATGACTTTGAGATTGAATATATCCTCAAGAATCACGACAAGGAACCTAGGCTGATAAACAAAATCGTGAGAATAACGGAATGGTTCGGTCAGAAGAAACAGAAGGATTTGGAGTTGGAGTTTACACCAAACAGATTCAAGGCAACTTGGCTCATGGGTGAAACGGAAAAGTTTTACCACATGTTCTGTATCTATAGGAAATCACAAGAAAAGGCGATTGAAACCTTTGTACCCAAGGTTGCTATAGTCAATGATTTTCTAGCAGAAGACTACACAAAATATGAGTTTGATGCCTCAAAATATATTACAAACAACAGAATGCCACTCCCGCACCAAATAGAAGCGGTTAAGTTTATGCTCTCTAGGAGGCGTTGCATAGTTGCTGACGAACAAGGCAGCGGAAAGACTTTTTCGGCGATTCTAGCGGCCATTGAAGGGGGTTTTAAGCATATTCTTATAATATGCCCGTCATCCGTCAAGAAAACGTGGGAGAATGAACTCAAGACACTTGTCAGCGAGGATGACATAGTGATAGTACAAGGCTCGAAATGGAATGACGCAAAATACACCATCATCAACTACGACATATTGGATAATTTCTACGAAATACCGGAGCAGACAATAGTTACGAAGGAACTCAACGTTGACGATGACGGAAACGTTGTAAAGGAATACAAGGAGAAAAAGATAGTTGCAAGGAGCAAGAAGATAATCGACGAGGCAATGGCAAACAGCCAACTATTCCAAGCGAAATATGACCTAATCATAATAGATGAGGCCCATAGGTTGTCAAATTCAACTTCAAACAGATTCAAGATAATATCAGACTTGGTTAAGAGAAGCAACCCAAGCGGTTTATTCGAACTCACCGGCACAATGATTACGAACTCTTCAAAAAACCTATACAATCTCCTCAAACTGATAAACGCACCGGTCACAAAGGATTGGCAGAACTATATGACAAGATATTGCGGGGCAAAGATTTTCTTCAAAAAGAATGAAAGAAATGCCTACACCGCAATGTTCTTGAAATCCGTAGGAAAAAGTGATTGGTATTCACTAAACACCGAGGAAAAGGCGGCACTTAACGAATATTTGGAGAAGAACTGCAAGAAAATGTGCATACCGGGGGAGGACACAAACATGGAAGAACTCCAAGAGGTCATAAAGCCCCATTATCTAAGAAGGCTCAAGACTGACTTCACGGAAATGCCTAGCAAGACGGTCGAGTGTCTACATTATGAAATGACAAAGGCTGAAAAGAAGTCATACAGTCAATTATGGGACAAATACGTTGCCTTGCAAGAGGATGAGGAGAAGACGGAAAGGAACAAGAAACTCATAGAGGTTTCGCTCATGAGACAGTGGCTTGCCGACAAGATGATTTCTAGGACGATTAAACTAGCGAAGAAATGCATTGAAGACAATCATAAGGTCATCATCTTCTGTGCCTATGACAACGAGATAAACAAGTTCATAAAAGAGTTTGAAGGATGCTGTGTCTTCCACAACGGAAAGATAACGGAGAAGAAGAAGAACGAGGCGGTTGAAAAGTTTCAGAATGATGATAGCGTCAAGGTCTTCGTGGGCAATATCATATCGGCATCTGTCGGCCTCACCCTAACTGCCGCTGACGTTATAATATTCAATAACTTCTCCTTTGTGCCGAGTGATAATGCCCAAGCGGAAGACAGAATATATCGAATTGGACAGACAAAGCCGTGCACAATATATTACCAATCATTCAACGGGACGTATTTTGACAAGATGCTTGAAATAGTCAGAGGCAAACAAGACATAATAGATAAAATAGTCGTAACTGAGAAAGAAAAATAAAGACCAATGCCAAAGAAGTTAACCACAGAAGAATGGCTAATGTTTTTAAAATCAAGAGAAAAATGATGGAAGAAGAAATATATCTATGCTTTATACGCTTAATCGGTGAAGAAAATGACGGATATTACCGATATGAATTTATCTTCACCGATAACATTGATGAGGTGTTTGGTGAAAATTTTGACCAAAAACCCGCTTGCTTGGTCAATAACCTCATGGTTTCAGAAGAATTCATAAACGAGGTTCACATCATCAAAACAAAGATAAAACTTGACCTCATACAAGATAATTGTTGTTTTTCAATAAGTGACTGCTATGACGGCATAATCTCGCTTGCTTGGGAAAACCTTGACTCATATGACGAATATCCAAAGGACGGCAGAATATTCTTCAAGTTCGGAGAAACGATAAAGGAGGTCGAGACAAAGTTGGCAATGAAGAATATTGTTTTTATTTAAAAGTTGTCCAACTCTTAGATAACTATATCCTTTTGTTGTTCATTATATCCAAGCCTTTGCATGACAAGTTTCTTTGCTGCGGAAATTGACTTTGACTCTTGCGATTCAACCAAGAATTCACCAAGACACCCGGCTTGTGACTCCATAATGATAATTTTCCTAATCATTTCTCCCCTTTCTTTTTGTTTTCTGCAATTAGTTTGTCAAATTCCCTTTTCTCGTCTTCGGTGCAAAGGTCGAAGAATTTCTGATAATTTATCTGCATGTCATAATTATATTCCTTAACATCCTTTACCTTGTTGAACATTGGGCTGCAATAGGCTGAGAACTGATAATATCCCTTTTTGGTCACACCCTTTACAATACCCATGTTTCCACCGGTTCTGTTAATAATATAATCTCCCTTCTTAAATATAGGCTCAACCATGTCACATTAATGTTTTTAGTTGGGAAGAACGGAAATGAAGAGTTCTTCCCTTATTGGCATGTTCAACACACCGGTAGGATATTGAACACCGTCATCTGCCTTAAACCCATCATTAAAGGTTATCTCAAACGTACCCCTATAGGTACCGACCTCCTTTGTGTCGTGCTTCTTCCAATCATAACAGATGACATATTCTTCGGTGCAAGTGTCGTTTTCCCTTAATTTGATATATGCACTAGCATTCGCCACCTTGACAACGTTTGTGTCAACGTTTGTCATCGTGAACTTAACGTCAGCCCCTTGGATTGCCTCATGGAACTTATGAAAATCATGCCTACCGTCCTCAATTAACTCCATGCGGAGCGTAGGCAGTGTGCTATTTTGTTTAATAAAAAATGTCATATCGCTTAAAATATATAGTTTTTAATAAATATTTAAAGATTTTTAATTTAATGAAAATATTTTATTTCAACTCCTATATTATTACTTTTCTTTTTTCCACACATATTTAAATAGGCCGCAATCCCAAATTCTGTCATAGCCAAGTTTCCTCGCCATTTCCAATATTGAATTCATTGCAAATCATTTCATCTTTTCCATATTTTTCAACATAGTCTTTCTTTGTAATTCCGTGTTTTGAAAGGTGCTCACTTGAAATTCTCCTTAATTTTTTACCACAAATTTTACAAACCACAAATTTGTTTTTATCAATTTCCATTTGTAAATTAGCAGTCAAATTAGCCATCGAAAAGTATTGTCTGTCTTCCGGATGCTTTTCCAAATAGTCCATTTTTGTCATACCATGTTCTTTGAACATATGAATGCAAAATGCACCGCTTTTGTTCTCAATATCAGTTGTTTCCCAATTACAATATGGACATTTTTTAGTTTCTTTATTCTTTATTTCAATAATATCAAACCATTGCTCCCACCAATAATTCCCGGTCCTCATGTAGTATAACCTTCTATCATATAGTGTTGGAGTCAATATGTTATATTCCTTTTCAATGTATGAAGTTAAATTACCACCACGATTCATATAATCCTTCGTTTCAAAACCGCTTTTTCTATCTCTAGCAATATAATGATATCCTTCATGCTCCTCAAATTTTTTAATTCTAAAATCTTTTACAACAAATTCATCAGCATTTATGGGTTGTTTCCCTCGTTTTTTAATGACTATATCATTAGCCTTTAGAATATCTTTAACTCTTATTTTACCAATTTTGTATTTTTCACAGAGGTCATAAATACCCAATCCATTCTTATAGTCTTCAATTATTTCATTAATATTTACATCTTTCATGGTCGTATGATTTTTAATTAATTTTAATTTTTACAATTATATTAATAAATATCATAAAACCTTTATTTTTCACACTATTCTTAAAAAAACTTTTTTAAATTTAACCCAAACCCACAAATAATCCTTTTTAGTTTGAGCCATTTATCCTTTTAAATAAAAAAAGCACTCTTCGAAAAGAGTGCTTAAATACATAATTATCAGTCAGTTAGATAATTTTTGTTTATCTAAACTCATTGATACTCCAATGAACGAGTCCATCCACTCGAACGTGACCATAGTATTTGTTGTTCACCATTTTCTTAGCGTAACGTGTCATAATACCCTTTACCGGGGCAAAGTTGAATGGATTGAACATGGTAGGAGTTAATTGCATTGGAACATAAGGTGCATAAATGTAACCGGTGTCGAGCAAACTCTTACCCTTGTGACCAACGATGATGGACCAATGTGGGCTATATGGGTCAACATATACCGTATAACGTGCGTTCAGAGAACCAATCTTCTCAATACCCATGTTATATTGGTCGCTCTCAGCGCTTGCGTCCGTCACGTGGAAGTACTCAAGGTTGTTGAAGAGAGCACTAATCTCAGAGGAGATAACAATGAAGTTGGCACCGCCACGGAGAGTTGACTTCTGAATCTGAGCAGAAATCTGATTAATCTTCGTTGCGAGTTCTTGGTTCCAGTCCTTCTGAGTGTAGTTCGTGGAGAAAGCAGCCATACGTCTCCAACCGTTCACGTCCCAACGTGCTTGCCAAGGTGCGCCCTTACGGAGGTCGCGGAGAATCTCACGGTCAATCTCAGCAGCAATCTGCTCAGAGAGGATTGCGGTCAACTCAGCCTCAGCGTCAATGTTATGGAAAGCGGAAACGTCTTGTGCCAACTCCGGCGACCAAGTTGCACGGAGTTTTCTCTCCTCAACGGAAACGGTAACGGAGTCCAACTTGAAGGAAACCTCACCGATTTCGGTTTCGAGTTCGAGAGAGTCATACTGTGCCCAAGCAATCTTGAAGAGGCTCTTCATTGCTTCCTTGGTAGCCTCAGGGTTAGCCTTGTCAACAACGGCATTCAAAGCCTCCGGTGCTACGCCAATGTAACCATCAATGGTACCGGCTTGCTGAATAACAGGTTTTGCGAGGTCGAGTTCAAGATACATCTTACCCTCAGCGTCACAAGCAGAACCATACTCTACAATGCCCTTGCCATACTTCTGTGTTGCAACACGGAAAGGAACGGACTCAAACTTACGGAAGGCAGCGGTCTTCACACCGTCAGAACCCGGAGCATCAGCAGCGGCGAACTCCTTCTGAGTGATAACCTTAAGAGAAGCCAAGAAGCCTTCAGTGTCCATTTCGTTACCGTCCGGACCGGTTAACTTGCTTGCGTTGAAGGAAGAGAAACCGTCAATCTCAATAACGAGGTTACGGACTGTGCCGTCGAAGCCGCTCTTGAAATAGGTAGCACCTAACTGACCACCGTCACCGAATGGACGCATGCCGCCGGGTGTCATGATAACGGGAATTGCGTTGCCGACCTTAATGGTCACCATACCCTTTGAGTTGTCATACAAGAAGTCGTTGTAGAACAAGTCGTAAAGGCTCTTTTGGAAGTATTCAGTCACTTCCGGACCAACCCTGCGAATGGAAGTTGGGGTAAGACCTGCGGCCTCAGCAGCAGCCTTAGCAGCCTCGAACGTGTCATAGGTTGTGGTCTCGCTCAGAACCGGAATGTACCAAGCGTTCTGTAAGTCATTGATTGTCTCGTCCGGGAGATAGTAGCGAGGCTCAACACGACCCTCCTTGTTGCGGTTAACGCGGTCGTAGCCCATGAGACCCTTATGACGGCCGGTAGTACCATCTACAATGTCACCGGGTTCAGCCGTAGAACCCTCCGGAAGTTCCCACTCTCTCTCCGAAGTAACCGGGAGGATGAAGAACAACTTACCAACGGGGAGGTTCATTGCTTGAACCGAAACAATGTCATTAGCAAGTAACTTGCTGAATACCCTACGGATGATAGGGAATACAACGGTCTCAAACGAACCGCTGTTGTCTGAAGCAGTAGCCTCGTAAATCAAGTGCTTTGCCTCGTTCTCGTACAGAGTAGCGACATTCTCCTTGATACCATCCGGTAAACCCTCGGTGAAACCGAGTTGTTCCCAACGGTTCTGAATGCTTTCACGTATCTGTTTTTGTGCGTTGTACTCAATATTTCCAACTACACCACTTGATAAAAATTCTTTCATATTATAGATATCATGTTTTATTATTTATTATTTTTTTAAAATAAATACACAGATAAATAAAAATAAGTTTTGTTCTCTTTTATTTTTTATTTACTTCATCATTCTGTGCATTAAGTCAAGAGACTCCAACATGTCTTGCGACTGATAAATCTTCGTCTCGTTGATTTTCTTTGAGCCTTCAACGGTAAGGTTGCTGTTCTCAGTGATGTTCATCTTCCTAGACTTCTGCAAGTCACGGCTGATGGACTCATAGAGCGTCTTCGAAGCATCCACCGTCTTTGCCTCGTTTGAGAATCTTGAGATAATCTCCTTCTTCTCGTCTTGGGTGGTCGAATTCTCAGAGATTAACTTGATAATCATACCCAAGTTGTGGTTGGTAACAGCGGCCTCCTTAAGAGACTTGATGACGTTCTTGAGGGTTGACTTGAGTTCCTTGTTCTCATGAAGAGCCTTGTCTGCCCTTCTTGTGAAACTTTCATTTTTCGGCTCTAATGACCCTTCATACTCACCACCTCTAGAAACCACGTGTGACACCTTAGAGAAGGATTCTTCATCATTAGTTGGCAGATGGGTCTTCCCCATACCATGGGCATCCCTGCCTTGTCTCTTACCGGTGCCTTCTTGAATTTCAATGTCATGCTCTTCCTCGACTTGCTTGCCCTTTCCGGAATTGAATGGCTTGTCTGCCTTATTCTTCTTGCTTGGGTAGCCGCTCCAAGGCTTGGAGTCACCCTTTGGAACACCTGCGTCCCAATCATTTACATTCTTTCCCGGCTCACTCATACCCGGATTCGTCATCACGTCCTTCTTCTGATAATTATCAGTGTAGCCAACGTTGGAGTCATACTCTAGTACCAACTCATACATTTTTTCTGTAGATTCGTTCATGTCTTCGTCAAAATTATTAACTTCATCATCTTCTGCACCGAAATCATCATCCATACTAATTTCGTTATCCTCTCCTCCGAGAGAAATTAGGTATTCTGCGCCGGTTTCATTGTCTTGAATGTTGACGTTTCCGTTATCGTCCTTGTGGACGAGGATTTGGTCATCATTCTTCATTAGTTTGTAAACTTTTACGATTTCCTCGTCTTCCGCATTCGAGAAGTCATACTCATCATCCGACACCTTATACTTGTCGAATTCTGCCCATTCATCACTATCATCACCGAGGTCTTCACCGTCCTCGCCTAGGTCATCGCCGGACTCATCATCAACCTCCAAGGTGTCATCGACATCCTCTTCAGATGACTCTTCATCCTTGTCACCGTCGGCATCGTCTAGTTCAGCGTCAGTTTCCATACTTGTGTCAGTATCCTCTACGCCATCCGTAGCAGCGTCTACTGATTCGGCATCATCCGTTGTATCGGAAGCGGTATCTTCCACTTCTTCTTCTTCGTAGTCCTTGTCATCATCTTCAGACAATAACTTGGCATATGTATCACGCACGGCCTCATCCAAGAGATTCTTGACTGCACTTTCAGTGTTCTCTCTGAGAGTGTTGGCTAGCGAGGTGTAATCCAATAAAGATTTCTTGACTACTTTACTTCTAATATTTTTATTCATTTATAGAAAAAAATTTAATGCATTATTTTAAATATAAATATACGATATCACAAAAAACATTAATATTTTTTAAAAATATTTTTTATTTTTGTATTTTTTTATAATAAATATTCACTATTTGTCAATATTTATAATAAAATTCTTTTAAAAATGAATAAAAGTGAACTACAAGTTATAAAAGAGGGAAAAACCGGATACGGCATATTGATTGAGAATGACGGCTACGTACAATTAAATAAATCAAAACGGTTAAGGGAAGGAATCGGCGATGATGAATGGTTTGTACCGAAACCATTTATAGTTGATGCCGTATTTCAGAAATTTGGTATTAAGAATGCAAACGGAAGAATATACCCGGAGAGTGTATTGAAGAAACAAGTTGAAATGTACCAAGAGAAGATAAACGACAGAAGGGCAATGGCTGAATTGAACCACCCCGCAGACAGTACAATAGACCTTGGGAGAATATCGCACAACATCATAGAACTCCATTGGGTCGGACAGACCTTGGTGGGGAAAATGGAACTAAATGTTACGGAAGGATTCAGAAAATACGGCATTATATCATCTAGAGGAGACGATGCTGCACAACTGCTGCTTAACGGTTGGAAGATAGGCGTGTCCTCAAGAGGTGTCGGTTCTGTTGAACAGAAACTTGGACAGCAGATTGTCGGTGATGACTTTGAACTGATAGGCTTTGACATTGTTAGTGACCCGAGCACGCCCAATGCATACATATCTGCCGAAGGCGAGGATGCATTGGCACCATATGTAGAAAGTAAAACAATGTCAAATATAAAACCGATAAATGAAAAAATTGAAAAAATCAAAAATATTTTAAAATCGTAACCTTAAAAGTTACGATTTTTTTTTGTTTATTAATAAGAATAGGTAACTATATACTTGTTGACTCTAAATAATTCCATTAAAGTTAAAAATCCACCGAGGTGTAAAGTATCTCAGTGGATTTTTTGTAATTTTGCCACGCTGACTTGTCAGCAAATGGAAATAAATGGAGACGTAGGGTTATTGACCTTATGAAAAAGATAGGCTAATGCCTATCGCCCACACTCGCAGATTAAATCCAAGTGGCTCTACCTCGTTGTAGCCGCAACGGGGGATTCTTCAATAATGAGATGTTGCTAAAAAGAATCTAGTCTTTAAAAGTCTTGGTTATAATATAAATTTCCATCACCCAAATCTACATTGTCATTCACAGAATCATTGCCATATTCAGTAGGGTCATACGGGTCGTTGCCCACAACGCTTTGGTCATGGTTATCGTTATTGGCTTCGTCTTTAAAGTACTCACCCGCTTCATAGTTGTTTAAAACTTGGTTATTTTTACCTTCATCTTCTATATCATTCACATTCCAATTGTCACCCAACACTTCTTCCCTTAATATCCTTTTTACGGAGTTTCCAATCAGAGTATTCAACTCTGATTCCGTCAATCTAATTATCTTTTTCATATTATATTTGTAAATTTTAATAATAAATATCACGATTTCTTTGTTTTGTCAACCAAGAAGCCGTTTTCATGCAATGAATAGACCAAACTGTTTATAACAGAACTTGTCTTGTTGTATATAAAATTGCCCACATCCTTGAGTTGCTTCATCGCATTGTCGTTCTGTCTTAGATATATTCCAAGTGACAAGAATTTCTTTGAGTTGTTCATGGAGTCCGTGTTAACGTCAAAGTCCAATATGTATTTCTTTTGGAAATCTATTCCGTCCGTGAAGAATATCTGAATATTCTTCCTCACCTTATGTTCAATATTTCTGATAATTGCCTTATAGTCCTTTTCCGTGTCCGGTGCGGTCACCCAACACTTTGCTGTTATGTACACCACTTGAGGGTTATCTCTGTTAACGCTGCCATATTTCACAACCATGTGGTTGCACACGTTTAAATTATATTCCTTGTTTAATCTTCTCATATATTAATTTTTATAAAAAATAATAATTTTTTATAAAAATTCAAGTGGTTTAATAAAAAAAATTTCGGTAACTATATAAAGTGCCTAAAAAAGAGCAACCATTGCTGATTGCTCCTATTTTGGCCCAATGGCTACTTAATCGTAGTCCCCGTATTCAAACAAATACGCAAGTTCTTCAAAGTTTTGTGATGCATATCTAAATGCTTCATCATAATTAGTAAATCTTTTAAAGTCTATCCATCCTTTTTTCCCATCAAGCAAACCGCCTCCACTGCTTGGTTCCATTCCGTATTCAATATCCGGTAATAGGTATATTTCTTCAATTGGGGCAAGCCAGTTTTTTTCAATGGACAGCAAATATCCTATTTCTTTACCGTTATATATAATGGTTTGTCTATGTTTACCTTTACCCAAGTCCTCTGAATCACTATAACTAAATTCGTCCACAGATTGTCCATTTTCAGTATCCCCCATTTCATTCAATACCTTGTTCACTGATTCTCTCACAATCTTGTGAAGGTCACTTTCTGTTAATCTAATTCTTCTTTTCATATTGTTTTTATGTATTTATCAAGTTATTTTCTACGGATTTACAAGAATATCCTCCTCATCTATCGGGTCATCGATGGAGACTTCGGCAAGTTTGTTCTCAATGGCAACATTGGGGTCATATCCGACTAGTGTGACCTCTGACTTTGCCTCAAAGTCATCCTTCGTTATCCTCACGTTTATCTTGTCACCGTCCATGAACTTTATCTCATTGTCCAAGTTCATCACTTCGTCATTGACCAAGAGTCTGAAGTCGAAGACATTCTTTGTCTCAACAGACTCAAGGACCATGTCCTTGTCGATTTCAAACTCCAATTCGGTAACACAGTCAAAGTTCATGATAATCTTCATAATCTTGTTGTAATAGTTCGGCTCGCCTTTTTCACAGCAGTCATCCGCGTCATAGGTTTCCTCACGGATTTCAGACGGCTTCTCAGTGGGAAGCATATCCCTCTTTGGACAGTTCTCATCATCCTCCAATGTGTGAATATTGAACCTCTGTTCCTCTTCCCTAGTTACGTTGATGAACTTCACCTTGTCCTCTTCTCTTCTGTTCTTTCCCCTTCTGTTGACAATTCCGCTAGCGTCTGAGTCCCTAACGGATATAAGTAGCCTAGACGGTATCCTCTCGACCTTGAAATCCTCTTTTCTTATGATGTAACCCCTTACCTTAATCTTATAGGTCTGAGAATAATACTTTCTGTCCGAAATGGAATACTCTGAATTGTCGGACACGTCCTCCAATATCATTGACATGGGATGTCCGTTTGGGGAGATATAGCAGTCGATGGCATTAAATTCATAATGCATCAGTTCATTCATTTCATTTATCACCTCCATCTTGTTCGAGACAATAGAGACGGAATATACGAAATTGACTTGGAACGGCTGCTTCATCGTGTATTTATCATATGCCTCTGTGCCGTTCTCTTGAAGCACCGGTACGTAGAACATTGCAAAATCCTTATGTCCGGGTATGTTGAAATAATTCCCTTGGTTATCACCCTTCTGAGGATTGTTCTCACGAGTTATGGTCTTGAAGTTCATGGCCATATTCCCATTATTGTCTTGCTTGTCCCACTGCTGCACATATTCACTTATGCGCTGTGTGCTGTAGAGTTTATAAGTCGGAAGCCTCTTGCCGCCGTATGAGAGTTGTATGTGTTCCTCGACCCACTTGTACATTTCATTGTCAATGTCTTCATATGACACCGGAAGCGGCAATGGGGTACCGTGTTCAAGTATTAACTTGGACATATTCCTCCTTCTCTCAACCCCCTCGGAGTTGTTTCTGAGTCTTAACTTATCCAAAAACGGTTTCGGCTGTATCCTCATTTATCCTATTCCTCGACAAGAATGTCTCTTATCTCCATCAGTTTTGCAATGTCATTCACTATGGTCTCGTTGTTGAAGGCCATTCCGCTAATCTGCTCCTTGAGGCTAGAAAGTTCTTCGTTCGACGTGTCTTCCTTCAGCATCTTTTCCAACGCACCCAAGCATTGGGTCTTAATCTCATTGAAAAGTCTTTCCTTCCTCTTGTTTGCGAGAGGTGTCCTAAAGTCAGTTATCTCTTGTACGAAAGAAATCTCCGACTCATTCAGATTATCCTTAAGATTCTTCTCGAATTCCTCAACGATTTCATCAAACGTCTTTCCCTTGGATTTATTGTCATCCTTATGGGCATCCATATATTGACACACCGTATGATAGTTCTCCATCAGAGATACCATATTTGAGGTTGACCTTTTTGATGTTATGATGTTGTCGATTGCCTCATACAAGTTTTTGTCCTCGGAGGATATGAACTTGCTAGGAACGATGTTGTTCTCAATCATTACATTCCTCAGTTTCTTGTTTGACTTCAACAGAGTCTTTGAGTCAATGTCCTTTTCGGCACTTTCAACAAGTTTGTCAAGCATTTCACTAGAGTCAATCATCTTGGCCGCGTTTCCGTTATATTTGGTCTTAATCACATTATAGAGATTAAACTGACCCACAAGGTTCTTGTCCTCCTTAATGAGGGCTATTACGGCCCTTACACCCTTTTTGTTCGTCTTTATAAGAGTAGGCAACTCCTCCTCGAATATGTGGTTCAAAATGCCGAAGTTAAGCGTGTTGAGTTGCTTCTTCAATTCATTGAACTCCCTCTTTTCACTTACGGCTTCATCCAACATCATCTTTGCGGAGTTATATGCATCGAAGTCCTCATTCTTCAACGCTTCCCCGATTATCCTAATGTAGTTCGCAAATTCTTTGTTATAGTTATTGGATTTCATAATAAAATATTTTTCTTATAAATATCAACACACATAAAAAATGCGGTCATATTGACCGCATTTTTATTATTTATTATTCTTTGACATCCTCCAAGGAGAATTGTTCAAGGGCCTTAATCATCTTGTCGAATTCCTCGTTTATCATAAGCGATTCCTTGTCATACACTTCCGCACGCTTAAGCACGCTCTCATTAATCAACGGCTTTCCGTTCTTGTATATGGATTCCATTGGAGGCATACCCTCTTGTCCCATTTGAGAGGTAGGAATTGAAGCCTCGGCACCGGAAATCTCACCACCGTTTCCATTGTCCATCGGGCTTCCCATATTACCCAAGTCTTCGCCGATTTCTCCGGTTGGAGGTGGTGGAGGCGGTGCTCCCATGCCACCACTTGGACCGCCACCCATACTTGGTCCTCCGCCCATTTCTCCTTGTCCTTGCACATCATCGGCGTATTCCGCACCGGGTTCGCCATAGATTCTGTCAACTGTATCAAAGATTCCGGTCTTCTTGATAATCTGTGTCGTTTTCTCCAACTCTGCCGCAATACCCTTTTCAAGACGAATCTCCTCAAAGTTCTCCTTGATTTCCTTTTCAGACCACTTCATAATCTGCTTTAATGCGCGAGTCTGTGACATAACCGGTATTCCGTTTCCGGGGTCTGACACAGCATCCCTAACCGCGTCAATCTTCTTCTGAATGTTATCGATTTCCAAACCCTCCGCTTGCGTGGACGGATTATTCATCGACAATGCAAAATTATTGAGTTCATCGTTGAAGCCCAACAAGAACAAGTGTATTGACGCAACCTTTGTCAATTCCATCAGAAACGCTTGCTGTATTCTGTTCACCGTCCTAGTGAACCTAACATCCATCAATGCAAGGTTTTTCCCCTCTCCGGCCGGTTCCTCGAAGTTCAAGAAGGTCTTTGGTATCCTCAACGCGGTAAGCACCTTGTTCTGAACAAACTTTATGTCATCCAAAGCCGTCATGTTCTGACCCGCTGAAAGTGTGTCAATAGGTGTGCTAGCATTCTCGTCTCTCACCGGAAGAAAGACATCGTTATCGACCGATAAGATGTTCTTTCTCAAATCAATCTGCCCGGTCATCGGGTCAATGATTGGTGTTCTCTTGAACTGATTTGCAATCTGCTCGACATATGCTTGCACGTCCGCGTCATCAATGGCACCAACATAAATCTTATACACCCTTCTTTCGACAGAGCGCTCAAGACGATAAATCAACATCATGTCCTCCATGAGGCTCAACATACGCCAATGTCTTCTTGCAGCATTAAGATAAGAACAATTGTGCGTTACAATACCATTTGCGAAAAAATTACTATTCTCATTATTTACAGTGAAATCATATGTTTGTTTTTTACCAACATATTCTATTTTTTTCACCTTTTCTGTCTTAAAACCATTTTCTAATCTATTAGACAAATCATATTTCTTTTCTTGTTTATTGTAACTTTCATAGAAATAGAAATAATAAGAGGTGTTTTTAGTTATTATATTGTATCCATTTTTCAAGGCGCTACATTTTCCAACCCTATTTCTATTTGATATTTTTGAAGATTTATATCCTAAAGATTGAACTAATGTTTTGATGTCTTTTATTAATTGTTCGTTGGCCATTTCTAAAGAACACCTTAAAATATTGTACTTATCAATATTATAACTGCCATCTGAAATCATGAGTCCATCAAGAAATGATTTTTTAATTATATCACTAGATGAAAAAACCCAACTAGGTACTCTTTTTTTATCAAATCCATCAATGAAGCCCATCCTATGCATTATTAATGCCAAACATTTTGAGCAAACCAAACAACATGAATATTCATAATTATGATTTTCATTAATGAATGGTCTTCTAAACGACACTTTATGTCCGGTAATCTTCTCAAGATATTTGTAAAATTCTATGTTAAATTTCTCATATTCACCAGTGGCGAAATATACATATTTTGACTGTGTAACCCACCCATCACCAACCATAAAGCCAAAAAATTTAGCGAAATCTTCATCGACATAATCCGGTATCAAATGAATATAATCCGTCCACCAAGTCATTGATTTATTTAAATTCGCCTCTTTTTCAGATGGATACGTTTTATCAATTTTTATTTTATTATCACACTTGTCATGAGAATTATCAACAATGAGTAAATCACCAATTTTAATCTCTTTGATTTCTTTATATACTAAATCACTCCCGTCATATGTTAATAATTTATGGTCTTCAGTCCCTTCAATTTCATTATGAAGCGTTGAAACTTTATAAACATCCTTTTCACCTTTATGCATAAACATAGAAACAGTGCCTAACTCTCTTTTCTGAGAATTAAGGTTAAACGTCCACACTTTATCACCAATGTTTATATTGGACATTTCCTTATAACCAAATTCAGTTTCAACCCTAGTATCACCAACCAAACACCCATACGGTAGGTATAAGGAATTATTAAGTAGCCGGAAATGTGCGATTTGCCAATCTCTGAACGGTATCTGAGAATTGTTGTCATCCAACCATATAAACTGTGTGGACATGTCAACGTCATTTGTGTTCGCTTGGTTCACCGAAACAGACATGCCACCGGTTCCATACGGGTTCTGAATACCATTCTCAATCCTCTCAACATTGAACACCGGGAGTTGCTTCCATCCCTTGACACCATTGCGGTTGTCAATATCCAAAAGCATGAATTGGTTTCCGTATTTGCACATGGCACGAATTATCATAGGTGCCGTGAGTTGAATGTTCAAACGGTTTACGAACAAATCCTCAAGTATTCGCTTTATTCTGTCGGACTTTGAGTATATATTGACCAAATTGCCGGAACTGTCGCTTATGCAAGACTCTTCTGAAACTATGTCCAATGCCGCACCTATTTCCGGAAACGCATCCATCAAGTCCGCATCACGATACATTAACTTAATGTTGTTAAGTCCGGAATATGCACTTACGGACAAGTTCACGTCCGCCTTAACCCATCTGTCCCTAAGGTACTTGTTCTGCTGAAGTTCCAACTTCTTATTAAGGTAGTCTTCCTTGTTGTCTGTCCTATAGATAACCTTATCACCGTTATTGCTCATGTCATATGAGTTGATGTGCGAAGACAACGCATCTTGCTTGCCCCAATTACCGGTGATTGCCCTATCCAATGCTTGGAAGACGGTATATTTTCTTTTTGCCATTTTGTTTTTTTATTTTATAAAATATAATGTATTTCTATAAATATTTAAAGAGATAAAAAGTTTAAATATGATTTTTTTCTTCCGGAATACAACACGGTGATTGAGTGCCAAGGCAAGCAACACTTTATCCCGGTGAAACGATTTGGTGGCGTTGTTGCCTTTGAGAAAAGACAACGACAAGACGAGGAAAAATTACGATTATCCAATGAAAATGGAGTCAGAGTGTTATATTATGCTAATTACAAGTATGATTTCCCTTATGATGTAATTCAAGACAAAAACTTGCTAATTGAAAGAATAATGAGTGAATAATCTGATTCACTCATTATTTATTTTGTCCAAATACCCACATAAAATTGCCATTAATTACATTATTTTTGTTCAAAGTCTTGCTGCTGTAGAACGGAAGTCCGTTCTTTGGTTCCATTGTTCTCCCGTATCCTAGTTTCGAGCGGCTTGTCGAGAATGAATTGTTTGTCATGTAGGCACCTAGGATGGCCTTGTCCTTGCTTATGGTATTTTGGAGTCTGTTTACGGTGTACTGCATAACGAACAGTCCCATGGCAAGTGCACAGAGCGTATCATCGTGACTTCCGTCTTGGTGGTCAATGCGCCCGGTATCACCCTTGAATATCCACGTGTTCAACTCATTTATGACCCTAGCGGAACGTATCTTGAACTCGTTGTTCCTAATGAGTCCCGCCAAGTTCGACAGCACCGGGTATCTGTTACCTTGGAAGTGGAAACCCGGTAGCCGGTCCGTATAGGTGTCATAGTTTTTGGTAAGCCTCTGAACAAGGTACGTCTTTTGGTTCGAGTCCTCGTAGTAGAGATTCTTGTAACCCATTTGAAGCATTGTTATGATGGCCGCGTCGGACTGTCCACCGGTTGCGTCGAAGACAACGAAGGCATTGTTGTACATGGTTGCATACTGATAACATATTGCTCCTATATCGTCACCGAGTTTCTTGCCGACGTATTCCGCGACTTGCTCTATTATGGGGAGTCCGTCTTCACTGATACCGTCCATGTCTATTATTTCAATGGCCGTGTTGTCGGATGCCGTTCCACGGGAAGCGTCACAAGCAAGAATGTACCTATGACCCTCTATCGGTCTTTTCCAAAACCAAGTCTCCTCAACCAACGGGTCGGCGAAATCCTCAAGCGGCTCCCTAACGTTAAGTTTCTCTTGCTGTTCAATAAACTCCGGTGCCACCACGTTATCGGCAGAACCCATGAACGACACGTCAAGTTCTTGGGCAATTTTCATTGAGTCGTTGTTGAACTTGCGGCACATTTCAATGTACCAAGGTGACTCTGCCTTCCAACCGCCATGCTCCAACTTGGTCCATCTTTCCTCGTTGTACTCAATGTTTCCCTCATCGTCTATCACTCTATCCTCGTCATAGAGCCATTCTCCGGTGATGGAGTCCTTCTTCTTCCACACAAGATACTTGTTGAAGCGAGGGTCTTGATACCAACGGAACTGCACAGCCGTAAAGCCGTTCTCGTGTGTCAGCGCTTGCCGGTAGGTATTGTAATATAGTTCGTCGCGCCCGTTAGGGGTGGAGACCATGACGGTCTTCGAATTGGGGTTTGAGGCCATGGTTGCGGCAGCAGTTGTATATACGCTTAAGCCGTCCTCGATAAACGCAGCCTCGTCCAAGATTAGCGTAGATACGGCACTTATACCACGGGCAGCGTTAGGACCGCTAGCACGTGCAAGTATACGGCACCCGTTAAACAACTTCAACTCACTCTTTGCATCCTTTATAAAAATAGATTTAGTATTCTTTTCAGAATTCGGGTCCGGACTGAAAAATTCGCCTCCCCAAATCCATCTAGGGACTTGCTCAAGGAAATCTCTTACCTTTATGATAATTTCGTTTGCTTGGTCAAGTTTATTTGCAATACACAATATTGTCTGTGGCGAAGCGCTAGATGAGAATGCGCATTCGGCAGCAGCCCAAGCGCTAGACAACGTAGTAATACCGCACTGCCTAGGCTTAACGGCAATGACGTTCTTGTTTTCTGCCAAAGCCTTCAAGAATTCCTTTTGCCTAGGGAAGCAGTGGAACTGCGTCTTCTTGCCCTTTGTTGCGTTGAAGGTGCTGAAATAGTTTTCGATGAAGCGTACTCTAGTTTTATCCGCATAGCACAGTGCATAGTCCCGCTTCAGTTCTTGTATGTCATAAACCATAAGCCTTAATACTTTCTAGCAATTTATTTTCGTCGATAATGACCTCGTCATCATATTTCTTGTCCGAAAAATACAACAGTCTTACATTGTTTTCCTCGCAAAGACTCCTTTTCCTCTCATCCCTCTCTCGTACAATCCTCAAGCAGTCATTCGGGTCTTTGTCTTTTGAGCCGAAATTGGAAGGAACATAGTGTTGTGCACCTTGGCATTCCACTGCAACGTTATATTTCGGAAGATAGAAGTCCAAAGACTGCCTTTCTAGCCACGCTAGCGTGTTTTTCCTACACAAATAGACGTGCTCTATGGAATTTTCATTAAAGAGCCTCAGAAGCCTTAATTCAAGTTTTGATGAGTTGCATTTCGGACATCCGCACCCGCTCAAGTGGTCATGTGGGGTTTGCTTGAACTTTCCATGTAAGGGACAAATAATTTCAATTGGTATGTTTTTTCCGGAATAAGGCGGTATATAGGTGTACTTCTTACCATGTATCTTATTTGCCTCCGACACAAACTCATCGAATGTCTTGAGTTTGTCTTGCCTAAGTTTGTCTCCCTTGCACTTAGGGCAACCGTTGCCGCTTAAATGATTATGCGGAGTTTGCCAAAATTCACCGTGAACCGGACAAACTATACAAACCTTGGTATTGTTGTTAACATAATCTACCTTTGAGTAGTCGTACTTATCTTCATGTACTGATTTAGCCTTCTCAACAAACTCGTCTTTTGTCATTGAAAACAATGAGGAAAGTTTTTCGAAATGACATTTAGGGCAACCGACTCCCCTCAAGTGATGCTCCGGGGATACGGTGAACTCCCCATGTTTCTTACAGACAATGATTACCTTTGTCTTATTATTGACATAGTCTACCTTTGAATAATCATATTTGTCTCCATGAACCATTCTAGCCTTTTCAATAAAGCCTTCAGTCTTGATATTGGCGGTTCCGCCACAATGTGGACACCCTTGTCCGCTTAAATGATTATTTGGCCTCTGCCAAAACTCACCGTGTATCGGACATACTATACAAACTTTTGTCTTATTGTTAATGTATTCTACTTTTGAATAATCATATTTGTCTCCATGAATTTTTCTTGCTTTTTCGATAAACTCTTCATTCACTCTTTTCATAACCAATTTAATTGTCATCCTCTTCAATAACATTATTATCATCATCTGAGTCTAATGTAAAGTCACCGTTCTCGGCACCGGTAAAATAAGAGTCATTTATGACGGACTTGTTAATATTTCTTGCATTTATTCTGTTCGTGAACTGCTGATAGCCGTTGTCGTATTCTGCCGCCGTGACAAGTTGTTGCATGATTCTTGAACCCTTTTCCGTCTTCGAAAGAATCTCCTTGACGCAAGAATTGAACTTGTCCGCAGGAAGTTTCACCAATGAGGTGAAGACATACGGAATCAAGTTTGTGTCCTCTATGCTGCCGAAGAGTCTCTTCCACAACCCAACACCCAACCTCATGTCCCAAGGTTCGGCCAAGACAAAGTCTGCCATCTTTATGATGTATGATGCCTTTGATATGTCATCCGGAAGACCGTGTGATGAGAAAAGTTCGAACATTCCCCTTATTGTTTCTTGCAGCAGCAACGGGAATATGAGTCCTTGTGCCTTTATCTTGGTCTTTTTTCCGTTCACTCCCAAGTGTGTCTCCACGTATGAACCTTGCATGGGATTATCGTCCGTTATCTTCTCCTTCTTTGTGAAGAGAAGGTAGTCGTTGATAATCCTAATCTTTCTGTAAAGTCTCAAGAGTTCGCCGTTGATGGTGTCAATTTCATTGACGTATAGTCCGATGTCATTGGCATATAGATACGATGCACCTTGGATGAGCGAGTCTATGAACCTTCTCTTGTCCACCGCCTTGTTCGAATGGTCTATGTCGGCAACATCCTTGAAGGTGTAACCTACAGTTTCGTATTCCGGATTGACTCTAACATAGTTCTTGTATTCAATCTTATCAACCAAACTCAGTTTCATGATAATCATTTCTTCCGGGATTGCGAATAGGCGGTTAACCGCGTTTTCACAAATCTTTTCCAATGAATCTCTTACCGGCCTCTCGAGTTCCCTGCACCTTGTGATTAGGGAACTAAGTTCACTCATGAGATAGTCCTCGTCCAATGACTCCAACCCAAGTGCCTTTATTTTTTTCAGCACCTCCAAGTACCTTTCCTTAAGAACCGTATAGTCAAAGGGATATTTGCCACCACTAGGGAATGCTTCGCTGTCCCCCAATGATGTTGAGTGTGTCTTAACTAGTTTAAAGAGAAACTGAGGCAGTAACTCATCCTTGACCACACTAGACAGATGATTTTCATTTATATATACTTTCTTCATTTAGAATTTAGATGGTCTTTAGGAAATCATGTAACTCACTCTTGGTAAATGGAATTGAATTCTTGCGCATTTTATGAAGATTACTTTCATTAGTACTAGTATGTACTAAACTTTCTGCCCCTTCTTTTGCATTCTTTTCGATTTCTCCCTCAAAATTAGAACTGTTAATATCAACGTTTCTACTACCCGGTTTGTTAACTTGTGATTGTGACGGAGGTGTTACACCCTTAACAGAATTTGGTGTAACTAAGACATTAGTTTCACCCGGAACATGAGGAGCCTCTTGTGTTATCTCATGTTTAATTTCAGATGGTGATTCCTTTCCGAGACCATCATTAGTTGTTAACGTAAGTTCATTTTCTTCATTCAATGTCAAGTCTTTCTTTGAATATATTTTTCCTTCACCCAATTTCTTAAGATTTCCGTTTCTTTTAACAAGTATTTCCATAACGTATCGTCTTTTTTTAAAAATAAATATCAAACAAAACAAAAAAGGGGTGCGTTAACACCCCTTATTTTTATTAAAAATTTTTAATATTTGGATTTAAATGGAAAAGACCCACGTTCAAATTCTTGTGGAAGTTCATCGTTGTCTCTTTTTCTTTCCTTTTGGTTAAAAACATCATTGATTGTCTCGTCAATGATATTCCTTAATGACCTCATACCTTCCATCGGCATTTCATCTTCCGGTTCATTATCACCAAAATCTTCATTGCCACCTTCTTCATCATCATCCGACATGCTCTTGGCATATTTCTTCACTGCGGCCTTGTCCTCTATCGAGAGACTGTTGATGATGTCCAATAACTCCTTGTCTTCCCCATCTTGTTCCATACCGTCTTGGTCTTCCATTGGTGGCTGTTCTCCATCCATTTCGTCATCTTGAGGCATTTCTTCCGGTATGTCAGTGTCCATTGGTGGTATTGGAGCATTATTCATATCATCCATGCCTTCCATACCACCACCAAGGTCACTGTTTGGGACGGCCAATTTTGTCGGCCTCTTTTCAACTATAGCCTCAATTAAACTTTTTTTTTGTTCTTCAAGCGTTCGAAAGCCTCTGCAATGGAATTGTCAATAGCCTCCGGGTCTATGTCGAATGGAGTACCACTGCCTATCTTCTGACCGTAAGGATTCGTGTTCTTGACCGATTCATCGTTCATGTCATAATATCCACCAAACTCTTCCATATCGGTCTGTGGGAGTGTCATCACCTTCTTCTGATAAGCGGGGTGTTTGCCAAAGTCGTTGAGTCTGTTCATATTGCCGCTAGGAACACGACCGGCATCAGTGAATGGCTTCATGCCATCCTCATTAATGTGCTGCCTTCTCATTGCATTCCTATAAGCCCTAGTCTCATAGATTTGAGTGCCATTGCGCCTCATGCTCTCCATTGGCATTTCATCCTCATCGTCAATTTCAAGGTCAACATCTTCATCGTCGCCGTCTTCATCGTCATATTCGAACTCATATTCACTTTCCTCATCATCACCCTCTTCATCATCATCGTAGAGTTCATCATCTTCATATGCCTCGTCATCAATGCCTATGTCATCAACACCCAACTTAAGTGCAATTTTGTTCAAAACATCCTCCATGGCAGAAACCCTAGACTCCAAATCATCTTCATATATATCATCATCGTCATCATCTGCGAGTTCGTCATCTGCTAATTCATCGTCTGCTAATTCATCGTCTGCTAACTCATCATCTGCGAGTTCATCGTCTTCCTCAGCACTGAATTCATCATCATTGATTGGCTCATTGTCCAAATCATCAATTGCCTCGTCTATCTGCTTTCCCTTCTTATCGTCGAATGGCTTGTTGTTATCGTCTGACGGACCCTCTCCAACGCCAACGCTTGGAGTATTTTGGTCATCTGCATCATGCATTGAAGTATTGTGGTTTTCAACGACACCGTTCTGCATTTCACCGGTGTTCGTAACCTTCTTGTCATCATCAATGTTTCTAGCAACCTCATCATCAAAAGGTGCATTGCTGCCCTTCTTGGTGCCGCGACTCTTGTCCATATAGTCCGGGTTATTGCGATTCCAACCAAGAACTTCATCCTCATTCATTGATTCTTTCTTGACCTCCTTATTTTCCTTTTCAATGTTAGGATTTAAATTAGGTTTCTCTAAAAAATCATTAAATTTAGGTTTTTCACCTTCGACAGCCTTTTTGGCATCCCCGGTCTCATGTTTCACATTAGGGATATTATTCTTAGGTTTTTCTGAACAAGTGCCACCACAGCACATTGCCTTTTGTTCATTAATTGCTGCGGTATTCCTCATGATTTGTCTTTCACGGAGAATTTCATTCTTCATCTTATCGGAAGCCTCAACGACCACATTTTCCTTCTTGTTCAAATCCCAAGATTCAACATTGAAATTTGGGTTGCTGACACCTTCCTTGATGGAAATCATTTTAAGGTCAAACTGTTTCTGTGCATTTGCAAAATTATCATAGCGATAATCATTGCGATTTCTGAATCCACCGATATAGTTATAGTCTTCCTTAACAAGGTTTGACTTGTTTGGTGCACTCTTTATGAAATAACTCGTACCTTCTCTAATAATGGCGTAATTCTTACCGTCTGCTCCGAGTTTGCTATACTCTATAGAACTGTACTGCGTCTCCTTGCTTTCATTCTGAAGTCCATATTTCATCAATGACTTCATACGGGCAAGTGTTTCATTAGTATTTGTTTTATTCATAATTAATATATTAATTTTCGAATTTATTTTTTATATAAATATATTATCACTTAAAAAATTTTGAAAAAGTAAAAATTTTTTTTAATTAACTCTTAAATCGTCTTGAGTTCCATAGGTATTGTCCTTTCCTCGTGTATCAAACTGCACTTGCTTGATATTTGAGGTAAACTTGTCACAAGCCCTAATGTACAAGGTACTTTTAGGCTTCATTTCAACACTATCCCATTGAACACAGATACAGTAGTTAAACCCGATTAACTGAGAAAGCGTGGCATCATAGTAGCACTTATAAAGTTTTCCGTTTTCCTTGGACTGCATCAGTTGACCATAGTTTGAGACAAAATCCTTCAATGCCTTTCTCTCAGCATCCCAATGTTTTTTGTATGGGTTATGTGAGGCATTCCCGTCTCCGACCCATTCTTCATTAATTATATTTGCTTTAAGTGATGTCAAATACCTTTTTATCGATTCATTTTCACATAATGAATGCAATTTTGCTTGTACACCTTCGTCAATTGAATTCACCTTGTCGTAACAGATTGTCCTCAAGTCCCACAGTTTATCCAAATAGCCTTTTCTGCGCATATACTTATATACAATGTTTCCGCTACCCATTTCACCGTCTTGTTCAAGGCTTTGCTTCCGCATGTTCTTTATCTTGCTCCAAAGATAGTCGGCATCGTCTGAAATCTGTTCTATCTTATGCAAATCATCAGTTGAGGACAATGAATCATACATATCATCGATTATGGTCATTATTTCAGCAGACTTTTTCTTTATATTAAACTTGTTCAACCCTATCGGGTGAATATCCTCCGGATTCGGTTCTTTTATCCACTCGTCGGTTTCCAAGTCATATACACTGCTTAACTCTGATTCTTCATCAATATCTTGCACATACAACTCAACATTGAAACCCATTATATTCAAATTGTCGTGCTCGTTGTTCCATTCATTTTTCTTCGAATCAAGATAATTTTTAACAAATTCTGTCTTTTCGTCAATTTCATTGAAATCAACAATCAGATGCAAATCAATATCCGAATATTGCGACCAATTGAAATTACAGATAGAACCGGTCAGAATTATACTCTTTGGTTTGACCCAAGTAAGATTGACGAAATGCCAAAAATCATCTGCAATATCCAATAACTTTAATCTAACCCTAGAGTTTAATTTCCCATTTGGTTTCCAAATATTTGGAACTAACTCATGTTTCTTCTTGAATGACGATAAGTCTATCTCCGAACTGTCAACCTCAAACTCTGAATTCTCCTTAAGTCTTACCAATTGTCCCTCAGACACTAATATCTTCTTGTTGTTCTTCGACTCAAGCAATGATAAATTTCCATTTTTATCAATTTTATATTCCTTGCCGTCGAGTTCAACTGCTGCAAAACCTTCTTTGAAATCCCGACAACCATCAAACCATTGTTTACTTAAATAGTTGCCACTCTTGTCAATGAAATTAAATTTGCTATTAAGGAGAACTTTTGCGAAACCTTCATGGAAATCACCACACCAATCAAACCATTGGTCACTTAAATAGTTTCCGTTCTTGTCAATGAAATTGTATTTACCATTGAGTATGACAGTTGCAAAACCTTCATTGAAATTATCACAACCATTAAACCATTGTTTGCTTAAAATACTACCGCTCTTTCCAATATGATTATATTTCTTGTTAAGTAGAACTATCGCAAAGCCATTATCGAAACTATAGCACCAATCAAACCACTGCTTACTTATAATGTTACCACTCTTGTCAATATGATTAAATCTATCGTTGAGTCCAACCACCCCAAAACCTTCTTTGAAATCAGCACAAAATTCAAACCACTGTTTGCTCAAGATGTTGCCGTTCTCGTCAACATAATTATATTTGTTGTTAAGTTTAACTTTTGCAAACCCTTCATGGAAATCACTGCACCAATCAAACCATTGTTTGCTTATAATGGTGCCGCTCTTGTCAATATAATTATATCTATCATTGAGTACAACCCTTGAAAAGCCTTCACAGAAACCCAAACACTCATCAAATACATCTTGCGGCCGTTCACCATTGGCAATCCTTTGCGTTACAGTGTTCAATAATTCTTGCCACTTGCCGTTTGGTTTGAACACTTCAAATGGGTTGAACCCAAAGAACTGTGCCAACCCCTTCATATTCTTGATGAACTTGTCATTGCAAGCCCCGTCATTGTTATCACCATGATTCCAACGGCAAGTGCAAGTGTGAAGCCAACCATTATCATCAACTGAGACAGCAATCATTGACAAGCCATACTCATCTGACGGATAGGTTTCACCTTTGATTCTTTTAATGGTTTCAAAGTTAGGCTTCAAACAGAAGTAGAATTGGTTAATCCCGTCACATGTGTAACTGTCAAACATTCTTTTATTGTGTGTGACACACCAAGATGTGTATTTTCCATATCTTTTCGCTTCCTTAAATGAATCAATTCTAACAATCTGATAATCAGAAGTATTGTTGAATGTCATTTTCTCAACCTCACCCTTCTCTGCTTCAAGATTATTATTCATTACTTTTGCAAAGCGGTCTATGAGTTGCTGTGCTGACAACCCGTTAAGGTTTCTGTCATACTCATTAATGTGAGTATCAGAGGACACAAGTTCAAGCGTAGAGTTCAAGTCGTTAATGGTTCTCGAATTAGTTAATTGACCATCACAATACATTCTCGCAGCACCAAGAATGAATTTTGATGGTTTTGGTTCACTTAGGGCAGGAATATCATTTCTGAGTTTTACCCTTACAAACTCATCTGCTTGTTGCTCGTCATAGCCAAGCCTTTGCATGACAAGCCTTTTTGCAGCGGAAATTGATTTTGACTCTTGTGACTCATTAAGTTTCATCAATTGCTCCTCAGACACTAATACCTTCTTGTTATTCTTCGACTCATCCATTAATAAATTTCCGTTTTTATCAATGCGGTAATATTCTCCATTAAGTACAACTATCGCAAAACCTACATAGAAATCACCGCAATCATCAAACCACCGCTTACTTAAATAGTTACCACTCTTGTCAATATAATTATATTTGCCATTAAGGCAAACTTTCCCAAAACCTTCATTGAAATCATCACACCAATCAAGCCACTGTTCACTTAAATAGTTACCACTCTTGTTAACATAATTCCAATTATCGTTGAGTCTAACTCTTGCAAAACCTTCATGGAAATCACCGCAATTATCAAACCACCACTTACTTAAATAGTTACCATTCTTGTCAATGAAATTACACTTATCGTTAAGTTCAACTGCTGCAAAACCTTCGTTGAAATCACCACACCAATCAAACACATCTTGAGGTTGTTCACCGTTTGCAAGCCTTTGCATTGCATCGTTCAATAACTCTTGCCATTTGCCGTTTGGCTTGAACACTTCAAAGAAGTTCATACCAATGAGTTGACTCAACTCTTTTGCCGTCATAACAGAATCGTTTGCACCATTGTCATGGTTCCATCTGCAAGTACAAGTATTCAACATTCCATTTTCGTTGACACTTACAGCAATCATTGACAAGCCATATTCATCCAAGGGACAACCTTCACTAGGCTGTTTTTTAACATTTTCAAACCCATGTCTTAGACAGAAATAAAATTGGTTTGTACCGTCACTTGTATAACTGTCAAACATCCCCTTGTCATGGATAACACACCAAGATGTGTATCTTCCATATCTTGTCGCATCCTTGAACGTATCTATCCTAACAATTTCATAGTTTGACGGTGTGTCAAACACCATCCGTTCAATCTCTGATTTTTCTGTTTCAAGGTTATTGCTCATCGCCTTTGCAAACCTTTGAATCAAGTCTTGACAAGACAAGCCATTTAGGTTTCTATCATACTCATTTATATGTGCATCTGATGAGACAAGTTTAAGAGTGGAATTCAAATTGCTAATTTCGTTTGCAGTTCTAATTTCACCGTCACAGAACATTCTTGTCACACCAAGAATGAACTTGGAGCCTTGTGGTGACCTCAAGATTGGCAAGTCGTTTCTGAGTTTGATTCTTACAAATTCATCTGCTTGCTGCTCGTTATAACCAAGCCTTTGCATGACAAGACTTTTTGCTGCTGAAATTGACTTTGATTCTTGTGATTCATTAAGGGTTTCCTTATGGTTGTTCTTTGACTCAAAGTATTGGTTTCCTTGTGGTCTAATCCCTTCTGAATAATATCGTTCAATCTCACCTAGGACATACCTCCAATTTGGGTGGTCATATCTAACGCCACAGCAATCATCTTTATTGCAAATATCCAAGAATAACTCATCATCCGAATAAGAATCAATCACATCCCTCAATACAAGTTCTTGCTCATATGTCGGTTCTGTGTAAATATTAATTGAATTTGGCAAAACCCTAATGTTACCCATTCTAACGAAATCAAACTTATCGTTTACGTTATTCAATATGGTAATTTCATTATGCTCGCTTGGCGTGTATATTACAACTCCGTTTGTGAGAATGAAACCACGGCAGTCTTTATAGTATTCTCCGTGTGAGAACAACTTGACTGCAATATCATTAAGTTCTTGCGGGTTGTTCACATCATAGTCAGAGTCCTCATACATTTCAAAGGTCTCGAATTTACCCTCTCCGTATTTAATACAGTTTGACAATATTTTCTCTGCCATATTCTCTCCGAACAACTCTTCAAGGTCACTGTAAGACACATTTTGGTCTACGTCCATTGTGTGTTGACTGTAATTATCGCAATATTCCACCTCATAAGTGACCTCATTGACATAGTATTCATGCCTAGTCTCCTCAGAGTCAGTCAACTCATTGTCGGCAAGCCATTCATTGTATTCGTCCTCGTCAAAGTACCATTCATACTTAACGAGTCCTACGTCACTTAGGTCTATGTATTTGAGTTTGGAACCGCAATATCCTTCGTTGATTGCATTATCCTCATCCATTATGTCTGAATTGGGATTGAACGTCTTGTTTGTGGTTCTCTTGATTTGGTTAGGCTCGAACACCACGACGGTGTTTATCCTATCATCGTTGTCATAGAATATTGCACCATCGTATCCCATCTTCTCGAATGCGCTGATGGTCTCTAGTTTATCGGCTTGCCCGTTAATACAGAGTTCGGCATATAGTCCCGCATCACCGTAGCCACATTCCTTGTTATAGTCATATATTGCCCTCGCTGCCGTAGGCAATGCCCTTCTATAGTATGCGGCATCCCAATTCTCGTTATATCTCGCAGGCTCATACGCCGCAACTATCGTGTCAGTAAACGGCTTACCCTTGTCCAATTCGCTTATTATGGACATCAACTGCCTTAAGGTTATCTTATGAGTTTTTGATGTCATTGGGTTCTCGACCTTCAAATATGCCTCTATGACGTTTTTGGAATTATATCCCATCGCCCTAGACTTGAATGGGGTGAAATTAAAGCCATATCCCTCGTATGCGCCGCTCCTTCCAATGGTCTTCTTGTCGAAGGCATTGAAATCCTCGCCGGTTCCGTGATACATCTTCAACGGCATACCGTTTTCATCCTTCAACACGGAATTCCCGAACCATGTCTCAAACGTGGTTTCATTGACATTTGGTCTCAACTTTTGCAATCCCTCTTTAACATGAACATAACCACCGCCTAAAGGTTGGTCGCCGTCTTCAATGCAAAGTTCAAATTCACTTGCTTCCGGAGAAGCCTCATTAACATAAACGTTTTTGTGGCTGATAATATTATGATTATCAACCACAATCTCCTTAAGCATTTTTAGTTTATCTTGATTTATTGCAACAGTCCTACCCATAATGTTTTTTTAAAAAAAAATTAATCATCCGTCTCGTGTGCCCACTCATACGTGCCATTACCGCCACATTTGCATATCTGCTGTCTGAGGTCCGTATAATTTGCACCGTTTTCACCAACAAACTGTGGAATTTCCTTGTATTTGTTCGCATTTTCTGTTGGAATGGCATCTTGATACCCGGTAATCTTCCAATCATTTGAAGAGAAGGTCTTCATGCCGTTATCGCTATAGCCGTCAGCATCTAATGCCTCCTTGTACTTTTCAGTATCGGTATATAAGATTTGGTTATCCATATCGTAACCATAGCCATCATACATATAATCCAATATATTAGTCACCATAATTCTTCAATATTTTATTTTTTATTATTTTCTTTTTCACTGATAAATATTATACACCTTGCTTTTCAGCAAAAAACTTGTTAATTTCTTTTTTCTTCATTTCATAAGCAGTTGAATAATCCAAATTACTTGTATTCACAGTACGATTGAAGTCAAATGTATCCCAATAACTAAGTTCTTTAGGCTCAATGTAGATACCCATTGATTCAAGCGTCTCTTTATTTAAACCCAATTTCTTAAAGGTGTTATAAACATCCATAACAGAACCGACTCTGAATAATTTATACAAGAAGTAAAACATTGAATTATAATTTTTACTAGTCTTGGTGTATCCGTCTTCATTCATAACCTCATACGCAACACTATCGGCATAGTATTTACAATGTTCATCATCCCACCGCATTGCGTCACGGAACTTATCGATATTCGGATTCAAAGAAAGAGTATATTTGTCAACAACCAAGAAACCATATTTCTTACTAGTATCAATCCTCTTGTACGTATCATCGTGCCCATTGTACTCATCACTAATCTTTATTTTCTTTCGGCATGTATCCCTAAATGTTTTTCCACCGATTGACAATGAATAGTCAGTAAACATTTTAAGAATTTTATATGTCGTTTCATTCGGATAGTCTGATAAATCCCTTCGGACAGTATCTAAATTTTCAATGACTTGAGTGGCACTGAATATATTTCTGAAACCCCTTGTCAAATCACCAATCATACCCTTGAACTCATCTAAATGGTATTTATCTAACAATTTAGCCACCGCCACCGGAAATTTTTTTCCTTCATACTCTTCATTGGCATATGCAATAAAATAAATAACTTGCTTTAATGCGTACCTTATTCTATGGTCATCCAACCCTTCATGCCTTGATGATGCTTCTTGATTATACTTTACTTTATCATTTGCATCAGAACCGTTAACTTTATTGAATTCTAATGCAGAATCAAAAATGCGAACCAATTTGCCCAACTTTGTATGATACCTAAAATCACTAGCGATACGCATTTTTTCTTCATCATTCTCAAAGTTAGGTAAAAGAACATCTATTGACCTCACATATTTCTCAATATCCCTAATCACCGGTTCATATGAAAATATTCTATCCTCAGATTCATTGCTGATGTGTGTCTGTGCATAATTGTCAAAATTATTTTTTACAAAATTCTCGATATCATCTTCACTAGCACTAGGGTTCTTTTTCTTAAAGCGCTCAATATCATAACTCAAATGATTCAACGTATCCTTGTAATTTCTTGGTAGTTTTTCATAATACCGGTATTTATCACCCAATCCGCTCCAATACATAATCGGTTTTCCCTTGAATCGGCTTGATAGAGCGTCACCGTCAAGTTCAATCCTAACACCACCATCCATAAACTTACGGGAATAGCCGAAATTTCCGTTTCTTATTCTCGAACAAGACAAGTAGTATTTCCTTTTATTGTCATAGTCTTCAGCATCCTTTGAAAGCGCAGACTGTAACATTATTACACCATCCTTTGCAATGTTATAGCCATTGCCGATGGACGTAAAATGATATAAGAGATTACTTAACCCCTCATTCAAAACACGATACTGACTTTCAAGAATATTTATTTTCTTCATATGTTTGTAACTAAAAACTCAAATTCTTCAATAAATACTTGTGAAAACAAAAAATGCAGCCATTTCTGACTGCATTTCTATTTTTATCCAACACTAAGTGGTATTTTTATAACCGGGTCACACATATATCCAAAAATTTTAAAATTTTCATATTTAAAATCTTCTATTACTTTTTGGTCACCTTCTATAATTAACTTTGGTAAAACATCGTATCCTTTTCTACTTAAGTGTTCGTTCACGCCATCGATTTGATTCATGTAAATGTGACAATCACCAAGTGAGCCTACGAGTTCATCCGGTGCCATATTGGTCAATTTGGCAATCATATGAGTCAACAATGCATATGAACTAATATTCCAACATAAACCTAACGGGACATCCACGGACCTTTGTGTCCACATACAACTTAACCCATATCTAGGTATATCAGCCATATCATAGCAAGCATCAGCATCAGACACACTGCTTGCCTTATTATTGTTGACATATTCAAAGTATTTTTGTGGAATAAGACCTTGCTTTGACCTTTCCTTGAATATCTCCATCCTTTCAGTTATCGCCAATTCTCTTGTATAGAACTGCATCATAACATGACAAGGAGGTAAAGCCATTTCACACAAGTCATCCGGATTAAAAGCCAAACAAAGCATTCTTCTGTCATTAGGGCTAGTTTTCAATGTGGTAATAATGTTGTTAATTTGGTCAATTCCACTACCACCAAACTTTCTCCATTGTTTGCCATACACCGGACCTAAATCACCAAACCTATATTTTGACATAAACGGACCCCATATTTCAACCCTCTGAAGCACTAGGTCTAAAAAGTCTTCCTTACTTAGATTCCGAAGCCACTCTGAATCATTTTTTCTCAATTGATTCCACATCCAATATTCATAATATGGCTTGACTCCTTGTTCATCATCGTTCACACAGACCATATATTCAATACGGTTTCCATCAATTGATGTGAAATTTTTTACAATTTCGCTCTTAAACCATCTGTAAGCATCATCATCCCAAATATGGACACCGTTTCTGACCAAATATTCTATGTTCATACTGCCATGTGAATTACACGGCCTCTGCAAAAACCAAAGCAATTCATATATAACGCCCTTTGTGAAGACTTTCTTGGTCGTTAATAACGGGAACCCCTTTTTCAAGTTAAACCTAAGTTGTCTTCCGAAGACGGATTTCACACGCCCTGCTCTTGTGTCCTTTTCGACACCATTGTCTAATATATCTTGTAACAATCCAAGATAAACTTTGTCAGTATCAGTCATGATTCCCCACAATTTTGTTAATATATTCTAAAATAATACTAGAATTACCAATGAATTCATTAGGATTTGACAATTTATGTTTGTAACAATTTTTTGACCGGTCACCGTCAATCTCGTTTATGAATCTTTCAAAATTAACGTCAAACTCCCTAATTTCATCTGACTTGACTCTCTTTCTCACCAAATTCTCAATGAACTCAAGCCTTCTTTCCTTTGACGGGTAGAAAACGTCATAGTCAATTTCTCTTTTTTCAAAAAGTTCTCTCACAGACAGTGAACTTGGTATAAAGACAATATCACGGTCATTGATGATTTCAGTGACATAATCCACCATTTCATCTAGTTTCTTGTCACTGACATCTTCTATCTTAATCCTATCACCGTATTGATTAGTGAAAAACGTTTTACCGCAACCAACAAAACTACTTATTATTATCCCCATTTAATTTTTCTTTTAAACGATTTAGTTTTCTATCTTTTTCAGTTTCAAAGTCATCAAAAGACATCAAAGTTGCCATCTGTTCAACCATTATTGAAACATCTGCAAGTTCTGTCATAACATCAAAGTGGTTTGCCCTTCCACGTTTTAATCTTGCAATGGCCGTCAGCAATTCACCCATTTCTTCGTAAAGCATGTTCAGTTGTGCTTCTTCTCCATATTTAGAAAGGGCTGTCTTGTATATTTCCAATTTCTTCTCCTTCTCCATCCTCTTCAAATTTAACCACGTTAGTACAAATTCTTTTTCCAACAGCCTCCAAACATGAGCAAATTACGTTGAAAGTGTCTTTGTTTAGTTCAATTTCAGTTTCAAGGATTATTTGGTCCTTATTATTTTTTAACGTCAGTTTATTGTTATCATAATGGACGAATACTCCACCGTTAATCCTAAATTCCAATTCACCTTCTATATTTTCAATGTTAGCGTTGTCAAGTTTTATAAATTCATAGTTATTCCCCTTTATATATTGATTTAGGGACTTGCCTTGTGAAGCACCATCACGGAAGAACAGATAATCCTTGACATTTACATTCTTATATTCATACTGAGTTCCATTATTAAATACAACCTTAAGTGTTTTTAATGCATTATCGTGGTCTAAACATTCCGAATATTTGATATTTGAACTTGAATACCAAGTTTTATCAATATCAGTGCCGTCTTCGGTCTTTGTGTATAAATTAAATATTTTACTCATAACTGTTTCTGTCAATTGCTTTAACTATAGGGAATCTCAACAAGCCGTCATTTGTTACGCCAAAATAACAAACTGTTGCCATCTTTCCTATGTAATTTTCCTTATTTTCCAACATTTCCTTGCATTCTTCGTCTGAAAATGCCAAAGTAGCATTGCATGTCTTGCCATCCTTAAGTTTTATGGTAAAACTTTCTGCTATCGTATTGTTTTTACCTATATTTACATCAAGTATTTCAAACTCATCATCCAAAAATTCCTTATATTTCAATAGGTTCTTGCTTCTCTTGTGTTCATAGGGCGTATCGCCTCTGATTATTGCCCCTTCATAACCGTCTTTCCTAAATTTATCAAAATATTTGTCAACCTCTTCTCTTGAAGATATATGAAACGTCGGGACAACAACGACCGTTGTCATTTCTGACAATGATTCCTTGATTATTCTAGACCTTTCAGAAAATATCAAATCCTCTTCACCGTCAACCCACAAGTCATATACATAGTATTTCACCTTTGATTGTATTTCTGCAACATCCTCTTCAGACAGTTTAACTTTCCTAACCAAAGATACTATTTTATTGAAGTCATCGTGAAGTTCATGGTTGTATAATTCTCCGTCCAAGTGAATGTTTGGGTTCTTATTCAAGAAATCTGAGACCTCATCCTCAATGTGCTTTGTGGTCTTAAATGATGTATTGTTCCTGCTGATTGCGCTTATTTCACCGTCTGAAAGCGATATATTGCATCTTATGCCATCTAATTTGGGTTGGATGAACTTCATCGAATCATTATAATTGCCATCATATTTCTTCGCTAGCATCGGTGGTTTAAACTTGACCAAATCAAGTTCCGCCAAGTCTTTTACAAACCCTTCCCTCTCAATCTTTTTATTCCAAGCGGAAGTTGCCTCCAATACCGCTTGCTCAGAACTAGTCGTTTCGTTTGAACGGCCAACATTCTTTGGTGTGCAATATGTTTTCTCAGATGTTTGTGTTACGCCGTATATTTGTCCAAACTCAGTCCAATAGCAATCTCCTTCAGCAATGACGGTCCATTTGTTAATGGCTCCGGTTGCAGTCCTCTTAAATAAAGTCGGAAATTTCATAACAATTAACAATTTTTTGCAAAGATATATAAAAAATGTTAAAAAAACAAATTTTTCTCTTTACTTTTTGAAAGAATAAGTTATTTTTTAAATGGAAGTTAAATTACTTTTGGTTTGAAAAAATGAATGAATATAAAAGAGAAGATTACACATTGGAACTTGAAGAAGTTATTGGTTATATGACCTCTACTTTATATGATGAGTTCCCTACAGACATTTTAACGCTTGAGTATTTGATTTTATCTATATTGGATAACAAGAACTGTCACGCAAACATGATTCTTGAAAATTGCTTAATGTCTGAAAATATTGAAGAATTGAGGAAAATCTATGTTTCGGTCTTGGACAAGTACACAAAGCCCCAACTAAAGGGTAACCATGGAATTTATCCATACAGCGATGACTTGATAAAGGCAATTGAATGTGCTAGGGTTGAAGCCGATAAACTAAAGTCTAGAAATATAGGCAGTGAGCACGTACTTTTGGCGGTACTGAATAAAGAAAACGGGTTCTCGGAATATAATATATTCGGTAAATTTAGGTTAGAATATAAATTCATATTCGATAAATGTAACCCGTCAAACCCAACAAAAAAAGAGAATAAGGCACAACCAAAGAAAATAAAACCAAACAAGATGGCACAAATGGAATTAAAGAGTCAAGTGAATCCGAAGATGATATCATCAATACCGCAAGGAGAATACATACAACAATTTACAATTAATATCAGCAAATTAGTTTCAGAGGGCAAGACTGACGATATAATCGGGCGTGACAGAGAGTTCACCGAAATGATAAAAGTCTTATGCCGCAGGAAAAAGAACAATGTGATATTGGTTGGTGTCGGAGGATGCGGAAAGACATCCATGGTATATAAGTTAGCCAAAAAGATTATCGACGGGGAGGTTCCGGAACAGTTGGAAGGAAAGGAAATCGTAATGTTAAACCCGATGACATTGGTTAGCGGAACTCATTTTAGGGGTATGTTCGAAGAAAGAGTCAACGGTCTCTTCACGGAATTAAAGAAATCAAAGAAATATATCTTGTTTATTGATGATATTCATACCGTGTTAAGGGGTGGTGGAAAAGAAAAGGATGCTGACATTAGCGGGATGGTCGGTGATATTCTGACAGACGGAACCGTAAAGGTAATATGTGCCACCACATTCAAGGATTACAGAAACACCATAGAAAACAATTCATCTTTGTCTAGGAAATTCCAAAAACTGACGATTGAACCATCAAGCAATGCTGATACTGTTGAAATAATAGACAAGGCAAAATATTATTATGAAGACTTTCATAATGTAATATATGACCGCAGCGTTATTAAAAAGGCGGTTGACTTGGCTGAAAGGTATATTACGGACAGAGCCTTGCCGGATTCAGCATTTGATGTCATAGACTTGGTCGGTGCAAGCATTTCAATGAAAAACGATGAACCTCAGTTAATAAAGAATATCAAGAAACGAATAAGAGAAATAAACCGAGAGAAAGATGATGCGTTGAATAATGGTGATTTTGAGAAAATAGACACCCTAAATGCTGAAGGCAACGTATTGGCAAGTGATGTTGCGGAATATAAAAGGTCTAGAAATCACGACTCTTCCAACCCGATTATTGTTTCTGAGGACGATGTGGCTGAAACCGTTTCAGATATGGTCAACATACCGGTAAGCAAGTTATCGATGTCTGAAAAGGAAAGGATTGCAAAGATAGATGAGGTCTTGAAGAAGTATATTGTCGGCCAAGACGATGCAATCAATGATGTGTGCAAGGTAATAAAGAGAAACAAGGTCGGATTAAGTGACAAGTCATCTTGTCTAGGTACGTTCTTGTTACTTGGACCAACCGGTGTCGGAAAGTCTCTATTGGCAAAGAAGATAGCCGAAGAGATTTACGGAAGCGAGAAATCTCTCATTAGAATCGATATGTCTGAATATTCGGAGAAGAATTCCGTAAGCAAACTTTATGGTGCTAGTGCCGGGTATATCGGATATGATGACGGTGGCGTTCTTACCAACGCAATTAAGCAGAAGCCTTATTCGGTTGTGTTGTTGGATGAGATTGAAAAAGCCGATGAATCCATCTATAATGTTTTCCTTCAAGTGTTCGACGAAGGAAGGCTGACGGAAAATAACGGAAACCTAATCGATTGTCATAACTGCATATTCATAATGACTTCAAACATAGGTGCTAGGAGAGCGTCAGAATTGGGAAACGGTCTCGGCTTTAACCCAAATGAGGATTCAAACAAGAAAGACATTATCAGCAAGGAACTTAAGAGGAAATTTACACCGGAATTCCTTAATAGAATTAACAAGATAATATATTTTAATAACTTATCAGACAATAATTTAAAAGATATAGTTAAGTTAGAGATTAATAAATTTAATAATAAATTAAATAATATTAATTATAACATTGAATATACAGATGATGTTGTAGATTATATATATTCAAAGGCGATTGAAGACAAGGAAATGGGGGCAAGGCCAATTATAAGGCTGATTGAAACGGAAATGGAGGATGGATTAACCGAATTAATGCTATCGAATGATTATCCAAACGGGTATGTCTTCCACGCAACTTGTTCAAATAACACAATATCAATAAACTAGAGAAACTTCTCTCATAATTTTTTCAAAATATTTTATTAGTAAATTTTGGGGTTGGATTTTATCTTTCCAACCCCAATTTATGTTATTGTTCGACCTTTGTCCAATTATAATAACCTAGGTAATAAGTACCCGTTCCCATCCAAGTGTTATAGCCGCTGCTACCAATTGGAACCGTAAGAGTACCACCGGTCTTAACATTTTGGAAAGTATAATTATATATTCTTGGTGCTGTTGTGGCAAACGAGGTTATTGCTGATAAACTAAAACAATCTCGGAAAGCATAATCACCAATGCTTGTAACACCACTTGGAATGTTTATGCTTGTTAAACCGGAACAAGCATAGAAAGCACTACTACCAATGCTTGTAACACTGTCCGGAATTGTTATACTCGATAAACTACGACAATCATGGAAAGCAACATCACCAATGCTTGTAACACTGTCCGGGATTGTTATGCTTGATAAACTAGTACATAGATAGAAAGCCCGATTGCCAATGCTTGTGCAAGGCTTACCTATTTCAGCACTAACACAAGTTGCGCTATATGGACTTGTCATTGCACTTGTTAGTGTTCCACTGCCTTCAAGTCTCACAACTTCACCATTCTTAAGGGTTAACTTACATAATGGGGGGGGGGTAGGATTATAGTGGACATCACCCTCAGCAACACAAAGTGATACGTTTGGCTTTGGATAGTCCGTGGCAGTATAAGCAGTATAGGCTGCGTTATCTGCAAATTCTTTAACGTACTTCATAATTATTTGTTTTTTAAAGATTTAAATTAAGTTATTTTAACAATAAATATTATGAATATCTTGTTATTCTCAGATTTTTTATATACTTTTGCACCAAAAATTCAAAAAATCATCGTTCCAATATTTATATATAAAAGTATTTGGAATCAATGAAAAGGTTTATTTTATCTGAAAATGGATTAAAAAATATAATAAATGAATCTTATGGCGATAAGGTTATGTTGGTCAAGGATTATCTAGACAAGAATTTTATGAGGGCGGCACTTGAAAAAGGCGGCAAGAACATCGCAATATTTGTCAAACTCAATAATTCACTGCCAACTGATATATCCTATTGGGAACAAGACGTACTTGACATTTTGGAAAGAGACTTTCTTGATTTAATATCAGACAAAAAAGAAAGAGACGGGTTCTTAAAACAAGCCTTGACAGATTGGTATTATAACAAAATAAGCAAATTCGGAAGCCTCTCCAACTATGATTTCTTAACTAAGCGATTGGATGACGTAACTCAATCTCACATACCGTCATCAGATTCAGAATGATGCATCATTCTGAATGTCGCATCTAAAAATAATGATGATGAGAACAATTAAAAGATTAATTTTAACGTGCATTATGTCATTGTTCTTCTTGAACATCAATGCACAGACAAGCGAAGCGTATGATTGGACAAGGGTAATGAATGCCATCATACAAGTTGAAAGTAAAGGAAACCCAAATGCACATAATCCATCTAGCGATTGTGCCGGTATACTCCAAATGACAAAAATAGCGGTAAGGGAGTGTAACCAAATCCTGCAAAGGAAAAAATCAGACAAGCGTTATACCTATCAAGATAGATATGATGCAGAAAAATCAAAGGAAATGTTTATATTATTACAAGAACATTTCAATTCGGAACACGACATCGAGAAAGCAATCAAATGCTGGAACTGCGGGTTCTACACAAAGTCTTGGAGAAAATGCTCAATAGACTATCACAAGAGAGTTATGGAATATTATAATAATAACAATGGAGAGGAATAAAGCCTCTCCATTTTTTATGGTACATCATTGCCATTTACTTAACGGCAATCTTTCCGCTAGCAATCAACTTATCAATCTTAAGGGCAATCCTTCTAGTCATAGGTCTTTCACCATTAATAATCTTTCTGAACTGTGACTGTGCCCCCTCGTCTGTATGGTGTGGGAACAATATCCTAGCAATTGCAGCCATGTTTGTCTTCTCCACGTCAATCTTGTTTCTGATGGCATCTGCCTCGGCATCCGGAATGACCCTATTATCCTTCCTATACTGTTCCAAGTCCTCAATCTTCGCCTTTCCCTTTCTCATTTTATGGAGAAGTTTCTTCTTCGGCTCACCTCTGTTGAGTTTATTCTTCTCACCCATCAAATCTTCATTGACGAGTCTTCTGATTTCCTCTTCTATTATCTGTGTTATTCTATTTTCATTCATATATGCATATATTTTTAAAATAAATATCATTAAAATTTGTTTTTCTCATTTTTTTTATATATCTTTGCACCAAAATCCTAAAAAAGAAAAAGCAATGAATGAATTTTTGGAGAAGACTTTTGGTAATAGGTCATCATTTACTTTAACCGAAAACGGTGCAAAGACACTTGCGACAACAAATTCTGTATTGGTTGACCAATTCGGAAAGGCAGGAAATTACCGTGATAGGGAATTGAATGAAGTATTCGAGGACCAAGCATCGTTATGGGGTGAGAACAGTGAACTTTCCATCAAGTTTATTTTCTACCTTAGAATGGTGACTAGAAAAACCAAACTTAGTTCACAAAACACAACTGATTCCATACAGAACGGCCAAGGTTCAAGGGATGAGTCATTCAAGAGACTCCTTTGGGTTGCAAAGGAGCATAAGGACGTATTTGAGAATAACATTTGGCTCTTGCCAATAGTGGGGTCTTGGAAAGACCCTTGGACCCTTATGTTCTATGACGAGAAATATAATCTCAATGTCATTGACAAGAAATACATTTTTAATGTGATTAGTCAAGGACTGCTCTCTGACGTTCATTGTGATTTGGTAAAGAAATTCATGCCAAGAATCAGATGCAATTCAAAGTGCAAAACCGAATGGGCAGCAATAACCAACAGACTTGCAAAGCAATTCGCAAAATTCTGCAAATTGTCCTATAGTGACTATACAAAATTGAAAACAAGCGGAACCGCACATGATTTCCAAAAGATTTTATGCAGCAAGGACTATGCATCATTGAATTGGAACAAAATTCCGGGCAGGGCACTGACAAACCTTTTAAGCGGTGATTTCTTGGAAAGGCACAGCCTCACTGACGAATATGAAAAGTGGGTGATTGAACAGCCGACGGTAAAGTTTACCGGGTATCCGTTTGAACTCGCAAAAAAAGTGAGAAAGAAACTCAATTCAAACTCTTATTATTTTATTGGCCGATATACCAAGAACAAACTACCGTTTGCCTTTAAGCATACCATTGATTCACAATTCATGCAATTGGTTGAACAAGTGAGAAAGAACGGAAGGGTTAAAGAGAATGTGTTGGTTGCCTTGGACACAAGCGGTTCAATGTCTAGAACGGTTGTCGGCGATACATGTTGTGGAGACATTGCAACATCATTGGCATTATTCTTCGCAGAACTGAATGAGGGTGAATTCCATCATAAGATTATGATGTTTGATAATAAGTCATATCCGTTCACATTGCCAAGCGATTCTTTCTGCGATAACATACTTTCCTTGCCGGGTGTACCTTGTGGAGGAACAAATTTCCAATCAGTTATTGATGAGATTGTCAAAATCAGAACTGAAAACCCGCAGATACCACTTGAAGAGTTTCCGACAACACTGTTGGTTGTATCGGATATGCAATTCAACCCATCAGCATCACGACTCTATCAGAGACAGAGAGACCAAGAATGTAATATAGATAGGGCTAAAAATGAACTCCTAGAAGTATTTCCAAAAGAGTTTGTTGATAACTTCAAATTCATTTGGTGGGACTGCGCAAGCGCAAGGGATACATATGAAGGAACGGCAAATGAAGAAGGCATTACATTCTTCAGTGGATTTGATGGGAGTATTATCTCCATATTGCTAGGAGAAGATGCAACCGAAACATGCAAGCCTTCAGCGAAATTGACCGCCGAGGAAATTGTAATAAAGGCACTTAGTCAAGAGATTTTCAGATACGTGAAACTGTAATTAAAGTGAACGGACCAATCTTATTAAATTGGTCCGTTTATTATTTATTAAATTGTTTATGCGTCGCATCTTAATGCATTTGGATTAATTGCAGATATTGCTGCCGTGCTTGCAGCATCCAATGAATTAGAATCACAGAAAGCACCATTACTAATACTTGTAATGCTATTTGGAATATTTATAGATGTTAGGATTGGGCAGTTTGCGAAAGAAAATTCACCAATTGTTGTGACATTATTACCAAGATAACAAGATGTCATTGCAGAGCAATTATTAAAAGCAAAATCACTAATGGTTATGACACCGTCCGGAATCGTTACGGACGTTAAACCTTCACAATGGTCAAAAGCCTCAGAACCAATACTTGTAACGGTATTTGAAAAGGTTATACTTGATAAATAACATGTAACAAAAGCACCATCACCAATGCTTATGCAAAGTTCACCGATTTCAGCACTGACAAAGTCATATCTATATGGTTCTATCATTGTACTTGTCAGTTCGCCGCTTCCTTGTAACTCAACAACGGAACCATTCTCAAGTGTTAGTTTACAGAAAAATGGGGGGGGGGGGTGGAATTGTAGTGTACGGCCCGGTCAGCCAC